CCGAGGCGACGGCAGCATCGGACACCTCGACTCCGACTGTGAGGTGGTGCGCGGCGACATCCGCGACGGCGACCGCCTCAAGCGCATGACGCACGACGTGGACGTCATCTTCAACCTCGCCGCCCTCATCAGCATCCCGCACTCGTACGCGAGCCCGAGCGACGACACGAGCCCCGCGAGCGCGGCCGGACAGGAGTACGTCCGCAACGTCCATTCCTGCCGGGTCGTCGGATGAACCCGCAGCACACCGAGATCATGGACGCCCTCAACACCCTGATCGAGGAGATCCTGGCGGACGACAAGCCGCACAAGTCGAAGCGCGCCGGAGCTGTCGAGATCGCCAAGGTGCGAGTCGCCGCGATCACGCTCCCGCCGGAGAAGATCGAGCCCTTCGAGATCAAGCTCCGCGCCGACCGCCCAGGCGGACCGGGGGCCGCATGACCTACGAGAGCATCGTCTTCGGGAACGACGCGGCCTGGGGCGGCTGGGGCCAGTGCCTCGCGAACGCGAGCGTGGTTGTTGGCAACAGCAGCAGCATCCTGCTAGAGGCGGGCCTCTTCGGGACTCCCGCCGTTCTTGTCGGAGCGCGCCAGGAGGGGCGGGAGGTGCCGAGGAACGTCATCGAGGTGCCCGCCGACGTGCGCTCCATCCGCGAGGCTGTCGAGTCTCAGTTGGTCGTGGGCCGCTACAGGCCCGACTACACCTACGGGTTCGGCGACGGAGCGGACAGGATTGCCTCCATCATCAAGGAGTGGCTCGATGCGAAGTAGCGTGCTGCTGCTGACGCTGCTCCTGGCGGCATGCTCACCCTGCGCCGACCTCGCCTCCAAGGGCGAGGAGTGCGGCGATGACGCAGGGCTCTCAGTTGCTACTTGCGAAACCGCGAGGCGACGGGCCTCACTTCCGGACTCGGGACTGACACTGGAGCAGGCGGACTGCCTCTTGGCTTGCGGTGCCGAGGGTTCGTGTGATGAGTACTTCGACAGGATGTACGTCTCGTGCGTCTGCGAGGAGAGGTGCGGTGTGACATGCCTGTAACGATTGTCGCTGAGGGCGGCTGCGAACACGCGGGCTCTCTGGACGAGGGTAAGCGCATCATCGACTTGGCGCTCGAGGCCGGTGCGGACTTCGTGAAGTTCCAGCTCTACGACGTGACCGAGCTCGTGTCGAAGCGCGCGGACCCGGCGCAGTGGGAGAAGCTCGCTGCCCTCGAGATGACCCCGCACGAGGCGTCGCTGCTGGTGGCGCACGCTCCCGGCAAGGTGGCGTTCTCGGTCTTCGACCACCGCTCGCTTGCGGTCGTCAACGAACTCGACGTGCCGTTCATCAAGCTCGGCTCCGGGGAACTCAGCGATTTCCCGCTCGTCCGCGCTGTGGCGGCACTCAGGAAGCCGACCGTCCTGAGCACCGGCATGCACGACGACCAAACTGTCTGGCGTGCGGAGGCGACGATCGCAGCCGAGGATGGCTGGCTCGACTACCACAAGCACCTGACGCTCATGCACTGCGTGTCGGCGTACCCGGCCTCTGGCCCGCTCGACATGGGGCGCATGATTCGCCTGGATGCCGGCTTCAAGGTCGGCTACTCCGACCACACGACGACGCCGATGGCGGCCCAGATGGCGGTGGCGCTCGGCGCGAGCATGATCGAAGCGCACGTCACCACGGGCAAGGGGCCGGACGCGGAGATGGCTTGGAGGCTGGACGTCGCAGACTCTGGCTGGCCCAGCGTCGAGGACCACACGCAGACCCGGTTCGGCGGCTACGTCCGCTGCGTCCGCGCTGCCGAGGAGGCGATGCAGCCGCCGGGAGCGGTGGGTGTGCCCGAGTGGGGCGGCGACCCGCTCAACGTCAAGGAGTTCGACACGGCCCGCTCCTCCCGTAAGTCCCTCGCCGCCGCCCGCGCCGTGCTGCGTGGCGACGTATGGACCGAGGACAGTCTGACTTGCATGCGTCCAGGGACCGGCATCCCGGCGGGCCGCTGGGACGAGTTCATCGGCAAGCGCGCCGAGCGCGACTACGACGCGGGGGAGTTGCTGCGATGATAGTCATCGGCAGAGGCGGACATGCTCGCGCTCTCGGACTCGACACGTCGGAAGCCATCAACTCGGACGAGTGGCCCGCCTTCTTCGCGGACTGGCGGCTCAACACGGATGACGACTTCCTCAACAGTGCCTGCGAGGTCGTCGTCGCCATCGGAGACAACACCGCTCGTAAGAGGGTGGTTGAGATGGTCGAGACGGACGGGGCGAAGGTGGTGGGCAAGCACAACGCTGCGCTGTCGGGGTATCCGCCGGCGGGCCTGCAGCAACAGCCGGGGTCGATGGTCCTGTTGTCCAGCCAGGTCGGCGCGCACGTCATCTTGAACACGGGCTGCATCGTCGAGCACGACTGCCGAGTGGGCGACTTCGTCCACATCGGCCCCGGTGCGGTGCTCTGCGGCACGGTGACCGTGGGCGAGGGCTCATTCGTGGGCGCGAACGTCACGGTGCTTCCTGGCCGGGTGATCGGGAAGTGGGCGACGGTCGGAGCTGGCGCGGTCGTCACGAAGGACGTGCCTGACGGGGAGACGTGGGTGGGCAACCCTGCTCGCCCGATGAGGTCGGGGGCGGACCCGCGAGCCCTGGCTAACCACCTCTCATCCAGCGGACACACTCAGTCGTCCCTGGCTCGCGAACTTGGTGTCAGCAAGTCGATGTTCTCCCGATGGGCTACCGGTGCCTATAACCCATCCTTGAAGTACGCCACCGCGATCGAGAGGCTCATCAACCTGCCCGCCGACTGGTGGGTTGACAGAGGCGGTGACCATGTCGCACGCTAGCCCCCGAGCGGAGTCCAGACATACTTCCACCCGGGCCGCTTCGGCGTGTCGAGTTCCGTTGCCGGGTGGTGGGCAGGCGTCGATTCAGTCGAGGCCGGGAGCGACTTCGATCCTCGCGCAAGCGGGAAGCCTCGGAGAGCTCTCGGACCCTCGATCTCGGCTGTCACGGGGGCGGGCAATCAATATGACCCCGTTCGGACGCTGCGCGATCCCCGGCGCAGGTTCCCGTGACAGTACCTCCACCGTGAAGGCGGTCAGCGGAGGACCGGTACGGACGCCCGACTCCCGGTGGCGGCCCACAAGGACCGTTAGGAGGGGGTGCGCCACAGGTAAGTCAGGGCGGACCCGCTCGTCATGACCAACAACAACGGAGACGACAAGATGAGTACGGAGCGTGTTTTCAAGCAGCCCATCAAGCGAGTCCTCCTCGCCGCCATCTCAGCCCCTGGGCACATCACGGAGGCTGCCCCCGTTGGTGGGCACGTCACCTACCTGGGGGAGTCATTCGTCGTCTGCAAGGGTTGGTTTCGGCGTTGGCTGGAGCCCACCGGCCAGGTCGCCTGTCCTGTCTGCGACAAGCCGGCGGGCATTGCTTCTGACGTGGACTGGGGCGCACCGGACCTGGTGACCGGCGAGAAGCTAGCCCCCGGCGTCTTCCTAGCTACCTGCTGCACGTCGTTCATCCGGCCGACCAAGTCGGGCTGGCGGGTCGCGAGTTCGACTGACCTGTGATCGGAAACGAACGAGTCCTCGCCCTCATCCCCTCGCGAGAAGGCAGCAAGCGCCTCCCGATGAAGGCGCTCCGCACCCTCGGAGGCAAGCCCCTCATCCTCTGGAGCGTCGAGTTCGCCCAGGACTGTGGGCTCGCCTCCGCCGTCGCTGTCTCCACGGACTGCGCCGCCACCGCCATCGTCTCCTCGACCTTCGGGGCTCGCGTCATCCCGCGACCAGCGCCCCTGGCCGGCGACCTCGTGCCGATGCGTCCAGTGGTCGCCCACGCGCGTACGTTCTTCCCTGACTGCCCGTGGATGCTCCTTCTGCAGCCGACCTCGCCCTTCCGCAAGCGAGGCGCGTTGATCACCCTCGCCTCCCTGTTGGAGTCGTCCGGACGCAAGCGCGCCTGGAGCACCGGCGCGGACGGGCGCCCTGACGGCGGCTTCTACCTGCAGCACATCGACGCCTCGCACCTCCCTCTCGCGGACAGCGCCGGCGGGGATGACGCGATCACCATCACCGTGGGACATCTGGACATCGACACTCAGGCAGACTTCGACCGCGCCAAGGAGACGCTGTGAAGATCGGATCGAAGATGGACACCTCGGGCTTCCGTGACGAGATTCAGTTCTACGGAGGCGACCGCGTCCTCGGCCTGCGCGAGATCTGCGTCTTCGGGCTGGGCGACGGCTCTTCGCTACAGGCGCTGCTCGACTACGAGACGGAGGCTGGGCCCATCGCGGAGCACATCAGGATCGTCCAGGTGCTCGAGCCCGACGACGACGCCATCAAGGAGTGGCTCCCCACGGTGGAGGGGAAGTACGGGTTCCCCATCCAGATTCACACCGGACCCGACGCCTTCCGCCTACGCTGTGGCCGGCGTCGAAGGGGACGCCTCCGAAGCCTTCGACGAGGCGCAGGAGTACTCGCAGTGGGTGGACGCGCACTGTACTCGCGCACTGCACGCGGTCCTGACGGCGCCGGGGATGAGCGGCGAAGAGCGCCTGCAGCAGAGTTGCTGGACGCTGTTGCGCGCCGCTCAGACGCTGGAGACGCTCCTGCGTGAGGTCTAGTACTTCTTTTTCTTCTGCTGCCGCTTGTCAACCTTGGTGTCCTCGCGGTGCGACCGGACCTCGCTGTCCATGCTGAACGCAGCCTCCTGCTTGCGGTTGCTCACCCTGGCCCTGCGGAGGGAGTTGTTGGCGTGCTGCGTAGAGCCCCCAGAGGAGTGCTGCGTCGAGCGACGCCCGTTCTCGCTGAAGTCCTTGCCGTTGTACTTGGGCATTCTGTCTCTCCTTGCCTGATTGCTCTTGACTGTGCCAGATTCTCCAACACTTGAAGGAGTGTACTCATGCTGGACCTCTCTCTGTCGGTGAAAGAACTGAAGAAGCTCATTCCCGAGTCCCCCCTCGAGGTGCTGCTGATGGCGGTCGCCGCCGAGGAGTTGTGCGAGACCCCGCGCCGCTCGCTGCTCAAGCGCCTGCGCCGGGAGATCGACTCCCGCGAGCCCGCCCAGAGCGAGGTGATCGAACTGGAGGAGGAGCGCGCCCGCGAGGACGACGGCACCTTCCAGGCCGACGACCCGAGCACTCCCTACGTCGATGAGGCGTGGGAGCCGCCCAAGACCACCGAACGCGCTCCTCGCCGCATGTGCGGAGCACCCAACACGACCCACCGGAGGGGCCCCAAGTAGATGAGCTACACCGACGCAGACAGCAAGAGCAAGTTGACCAACCGCAAGAGCAAGCCGCTCAAGCGCGAGGAGATCGACCGTATCCTCGGCAATGGCGAGGTCTTCCGCCGCTTCGACCGCTACAGCACTACCGGGCGCACTGCGAAGGAGGGTCCGATGAGCGACACCGCCGCGCTCGAGGAAGCCATCGAGGACGTCTTTGGTGGCGGGCGCACGCGGGGCTACCGACGCTTCGCCGCTCACGCGACCGAGCAGAACATCCTCCGCATGAAGTCGCTCCGCAAGGGCAAGGCCGCCCCCAACGACGTCTACCTCGGTGACGAGGTCAACGTGCGCCAGCGCGTGCGGAAGATCGACGACTCCGCGCAGCTCGCGCAGATGCTCGTCGCGGAGTACCAGGGGCGCAACGACAGCGGCGCTCCGCGTCCGGAGGTGCTCGGCATCATCCAGGCGCGCATGTCCGAGGTCGACCGCCCGGTGACCGAGGAGGGTGTCGCCAGCGCCGACGAGCTCAAGGCCGCTCTGGCGGACGACTGATGGGCGCGGTGTCTGACGGTGGCAAGGAGCACCAGCGTCAACAGGTGATGCTGACGCTGCTCGCGTCGAGCCCCGGCTTCATCGAGCGGTACATGGGCAACCGCCTCCTGGGCTCGACGCCCGAGGCAGCGGCGCTCGGGGCCCTCTTGAGCGGGGGGCTTGCCGCCGAGCACGTCCTCCAGTTGCAGGGCGACAAGCACGACCTCGACACCGCTCGCGCCCAACGTGGGGTCAAGGCTGTCGCGAAAGCCCTCGCCCGGATGGTTGAGGCGAACCTCGACCGCACCCTCGGGACCATGCCCACGGTTCAGTAGATGGCGACGATCAAGGCGATGACTGCGGAGAGGTCCCAGCGCATCGCTTGGTGGCTCACGACCCGCGACGAGTACGAGGACTTTGAGGTCTTCGCGGAGAGGTACATCAAGGTGCTCAACCGCCCTGAGACGAGCGGTCATGGTCGCATCGGTTCCTTCGTCCCCTTCAAGATGAACGCGGTGCAGCGCGACCTGTATCTCCGCCTGGAGCAGGCGAAACGCGAGGGGCGACCCGCTCGCTTCGTGGTCCTGAAGGCTCGCCGCATGGGCATCTCTACGATGATCCAGGCGTACCAAATGCACCAGTGCCTGACACGCCGCAACCGCAAGGCGTTCGTGGTGGCTCTGGACCGCACGACGACGACGAACATCGCCGCGATGGCGAAGGCGATGCACGCCAACCTCCCCTCGCTGCCGGTCCCGATGAAGGAGGCTGCGTGGCGCGCGGCGACGAAGGGTGACCCGCACTGCGACCTCCGTCCGCAGCACCGGCGCAGCAACGACAACGAGCTCTGGTTCACGCACCCGTCGGACGAGACGAAGGGCTTGAACTCGCGCTTCCAGGTGGTGCTCGCAGACTCGGTGGATTCGACGCGCGGCTTTGAGTGCCACCTAGCGCACCTGAGCGAGATCGCCTTCTATGCGGACGCCGCCGCGTTCATGCTCCCGATGATGCAGACGGTGTCGGACGATCCCGACACGATGGTCATCCTAGAGAGCACGGCGAACGGCGCCGGCGGGTTCTTCTACGACACCTTCTGGCGGCACTGGAAGGGCCCCGGCGGTCCCGAGATGGACGGCAAGGGTCAGGAGATCGAAGGCGACTGGGAGTCGATCTTCTACCCGTGGCACGCCATGCCGGACTACCGGCGCTCGCTGCCCGAGGGCCTGACCACCGACGAACTCCTCAAGGCGATCCCCACTGAACTCTTCGACATGGTCGATGAGTACGAACTGGACCCGGAACAGACCTACTGGGCGTACCGGTGCTGGGCCGACAAGTGCCAGGCCGACTGGGACCTCTTCCGTCAGGAGTACCCAGGCAAGCCCGAGGAGGCGTTCGCTCACGCAGCCCGCCGCGTGTTCGCCGAGAAGGATCTGGCGATCATCGAGAAGTTCACGGAGAGGTCGAAGCCCATCCTCGTGGGCGACATCATCGACCGCAACGACGACATGGACGACCGTACGCGCATCGCCACCTACTCGGACATGAAGCCCGAGATGGTGGGCGCCGGGAAGGATGGTCCGTTGTGGTTGTGGGAGAACCCGCGCGAGGGGGGTCGATACGTCATCTTCTGCGACCCGTCGAGCGGGAGTCAGACCGGGGACGACACAGCGATTCAGGTCATCGACCAGGAGACGCGCCGCCAGGTGGCTGAGTTCCTGCGCCCCATTAGCCCCATCGAGGCGGCGAGGAAGCTCTGCTTGCTGGGGCTGTACTACAACGATGCTCTGGTGGCGTGGGAGATCAACGGTGTCGGGCATGCGGTGAGCCATGCGCTCATGGCGTCTGGCTACTGGAACCTGTTCGTGCGCGAGCAGGTTGAGAGCATCGGCGACCAGAGCCGGTTCGGGTGGGCGACGAACATCAGCACCAAGCCGATGATGATCGCAGTGGGCGAGGACATCGTTCAGCGCCGCCTGCCGATCATCCGCTCAAGCCGTCTGATTCGACAGATGCGGATGTTTCTGGAGTTCGCGAAGAACGCCACGAGCACCGGCGGCATCATCGCTGGCGACGAGAACTACCGTCGCGTGCGGTGCGGGTCGCCGCCTGGGGAGCACGACGATGCTGTGATGTCGTGGCTCGGCGCGCAGATCGTCTGCGACATGGAGTCGGGGCGGAATGCGTGGGAGGCATCTTCAGGGGACGAACCTGAGCCGCTCCGTGTACCCTCGGGGCACATCGGATCGAACAAGACCATCCACTGGGACGAGGTGGAGGTACACACTGGGCGGGCCGACTCGGTAGTCGATGATGGGCCCATCGGGTCTGGTTGGATCTGAGGAGCAAGATGAAGTTCGACCCCCACCAGTTGCCCCTGAAGGACGAGGACGCGCGCAAGCTTCTCGACCTGGTGATCGACGACGCAGCCACCCTCTCGGGCATGTTCAAGGACTGGGACAAGCTCATCAAGGCGTACAAGCTCGGGCCCTCCAAGGGAGCCGCCGAGGGCAGCCAGGGGATCGCCCTCATCTCCAGCGTCATCCAGTCCTTGAAGCCCTACCTCTTCAACAGCGACCCCGCCGTGTACGCGAAGGCGAAGCGCCTAACGAAGGACGGCGACGAGGACAAGCGGGCGAAGATCACTGAGGCGGCGCTGACGTACCAGTGGGACGAAGCTGGGATGCGCGACGAGGTGGACAAGCTTCTGGACGACGTCCTCATCTTCGGCGCCGCCTTCGCGCGCGTGGGTTACGAGCCCAGTGGCGAGTTCGTGCCTATCGAGGACTACGACCGCGACACGGACATCGACGACTGGGTCGATGACCCTGACGTGCAGACTCTGCGCGACCGCCTTGAGGAGCTCGGCCTGCAGCCGGACACGCCGATGGCTTGCGTGACCTTGAAGCGGTGGAGCCCGTACAACGTGGCGTTCCCGGCTGGGTACGATGAGATCGGCAAGATGCCTCGGTTTGAGTTCCGGCACCTCCTGCCCATCGACATGGTCAAAGGCTCGGACAAGTTCAGGAACACCTCGCACCTCGAGGCCAACAAGGTCATCGCCAACGACGGCAAGGGCAGGGCCGGCTCCCAGTACCAGGCGGGACGTGGTGGCAAGCCGGGTCATATCGAGGTGTGGGAGGTCTGGCACGTCGAGTACCGCAAGCGTCTGGTACTGCGCGACGGGCGCAAAGTCCGGCGCATGGTCCGCGAGATGCACGTCACCTGGCTGTGCGACCAGGCGAACAAGGAGAAGGGCTCGACCTGTACGGTCCTGAAGAACCACATCACCGCACTGGACATGGAGGGCTACCCGGTGGTGGACCTCCGCTTCGCTCGCTGCCCAGACGCCTTCTTCGGCCTGTCGTTGGCGGCTCAGGTCATGCCCATCGCGGAGTGGGTCCAAGAGCTCGTCGTCAACGGCGTCGCTGGCCTGAAGGCTGCGATGAACCTGAAGACGCTCTATAACCCCGACAAGCTCGGGGAGAACGGGAAGGCGCTGCTCGCGGCCCCCTACCCGTCGATGGTCCCTATCAAGGACAAGCTCGGGGTCGGCAACGCTGTCGCCAACCTGGTGATGCCGGCGTTCCCCCAGGAGTTCCAGGGCACCCTGGGCCTGCTCAACGCGCTCATCTCGCGCGTCTCTGGCAGCGATGAGGTGGTGCAGGGCGGTCGCTCAAGCGCGGGCTCCGCGACCGAGGTGGCGTTCCGCGCGTCGGTGCTGCAAGGGCGCAGCCAGTACAACCTGAAGACGTTTGAGGGCTTCCTTCAGCGCGCGTTGCGGAAGGTACTGCAGATCATGCAGCAGTACTTCGAGTCCGAGCGTTGGGTCCGCATCACCGGCGACGAGACGCCTGTCGCCTTCACCCGCTCTGACATCCGAGGCGAGTTCGACGTCGGCGTCCACGCTGGCAGCACGCGCCCGCGCACACCGCAGGACGAGCGCCAGGCAGTCATCGGCTTCTTGGAGTACCTCGGCACTGCCGCGAACGCGATGCAGATGGCTGGCGTGCCGCCCGAGGTTATGGCTTCAGTGTTCGGTAAGGTCGCTGACATCTGGGACCAGAACCTGCCCGCCCTCGTGGACTCATTCGCCTCGATGGCGAGCGGAGCTGTGGCGAGCGCCGCTCCTCCTGGGATGGCGGGTCCACCTCCTGGCGATGTCGCCTCTGGATCAGCGGTTGGTCCCGGTGGCGAGTCGCTGAACGTCCCCGCCGCCGGCCGCCTGCAGGCTGTCGCTCGGGAGGGCGGTCTTCCCCCAGGGGCTGTGTAGGTGGCGAAGCCGCACATCGAGATTGGTGAGCTCCGCAAGTCTGGCCCCGTCGAGGTCGTGGCTGGGCGACTCTCCCAGTTGTGGCAGACACTGACCGGGGACGGGGTGAACATCAAGTCCACGGACTCGTCCCTTCCGTCGGGCGCGCTTCAGGTCTGGAAGTTCGGCCACAACGCGGCGGTGGGCACCTCCTACGAGACGATTTGGATCGTCGGCGGTCTCTACCCCTGGGGGTCGTGGAAGGCGTGGGATGACGCAACCGGCTCGGTCGTGACACTCAAGTCTACCGACGCTGCGGACACCTCCGTCGAGGTCGCGTGGGAGGGGCTCGGCGCCGACGGTGAGCTTGTCTCGGGAACGACGACGACGGACGCTGTGGACGGGACCACGGGCGTAGCGGTCGCCACCAACCTCAACCGACTACATCGCGCGTATCGAGTCACCGCCGGCACATCGACAGGCTCGCTCCAGCTCACAGTGGGTGGCACCGTCATCGCGCAGATTGAAACCGACCTCGCGGCGACCCAGTTGGGTCTGTACACCGTCCCGGCCGGGTACACCGCCTACCTCCAGAGTCTGGACATCGCCGTGGACGACAACAGCGACGGACTCATCCAGTTGATGACTCGACCTGACGGGGACGCTTTCTACTCGCGCAGCGGGGGGCTTATGGTCAGCGGGGCGACGAGGATCAGCTACGCCAGCAGCGGATGGTCCTCGGGTCTTCCCTTTGTGGAAGGTACGGACATCGACGTGCGCGGGGTAAAGGTGTCCGGTGGCGGATCGCCCTTGATGTCGGTCAACTTCCACCTGGTATTGGATTCAGACTGATGAACATCGACCCCAACAAAATCCTTCACGGAGCCATGGCTGCCGTGGTCGGCATCACCATCTCCTTCGTGTGGGAGGCGAACTCCCGGCTCGCCATCCTGGAGGATGACGTGGACGAGATGCTCGGCGTGGTGGAAGACCTCCACCCCCGGGGCACAGCTGCCCGTGGCGGGCCCCTCGCTCTCTTCCCCTTCGGCGGTAAGGACGACAGGTCCGAAGCCCGTCAGGAGCGGATGGAGGCCCTCAAGGAGAGAGCCCCGGTGGCTGACGATGACGACTCCGGGGATGATGACGACAGCGGAGGTTCGGAGTGACTGACTACACCCTCATCGTGGCCATCGGCTGCGTCATTGCCGTTGCCAGTTACGGCCTGGTAGGGCAGCTGCTCAAGCCGATGCTTCGGCTGTGGGCCCGCATGAAGGCGCGCAAGGCTGGGCGAAAGCTCTACCCGGAGGAGGTGGAGTTGTTCAAGATCATGACCCAGAGCGGTGCCGTAGTTAGCGGCGGGCTCATGGGTGCTGGGCCCATCTGGCCGGAGATGATTCCCTGGGCGATGGGTCCCTTGCTAGGGCTGGCCTTCGGCTCCCTCGCCATACCGCTCCACTCGGCTGTGAAGAAGGCGCTGCCCGAGAAGGTGGCCTCAGTCATCAGTGGCAAGAGCCCCAGAAAGTTGGACCTGTGAGCCCCGATCCAATCAAGTCAGCCACCCCCTGGATGCTGGCCCTGCTGGTGGCCTGTGTCGGAATCGGGGTCGGCGTCACCTTGTTCATCCTGGGGCGTCAGGCTGAGGCTGTGGGTGCTGGCGCTGTGACGGTTGCTGCTGCTGCAAAGACCGTCCGCAAGACCAAGCGCTCCGCGAAGCAGCGGGACAAGGAGGAGCGGGCCGAGGTTGTGGACCTGCAAGAGCGGCTCGATAGCTCCAGCGCCAACGCGGACCTGGAAGCCATGCAGGAGAAGCTGAGGGCTAGGCGGGAAGGGGGCGACGATGGCGCTGCGTAGCTTGCTGCTGGTGCTGCTGCTCTGCTCGGGGTGCGGGCACGTCGCTCACAAGGGCCCCATCTGGAGCGCCGACTTCGCACGAGTCGATGTGCCCGAGGTCCCGGCTGTGCCGGAGGATGCTCCCGAGCCTGAGATCATGATGGAGGGCAGGGAGGCTCCCTTCACAGGGATGCTGCTGTCCCCGGAGGAGTTGGACTCCCTGCTCGTGGCTGCTGAGCAGCGTGAGGTTGTTGTCGAGGCTCTCGACCTGTCTTACCGGGGCAGAGCCCTGGACAGGGAGGAGGCTGAGGCGATCGTTGCCGCCCGGGAGCTACAGCTAGCCGAGGCTCGCAAGACCCAGGGCAGGATGTTTGCCGTAGGGATGGGGGCTGGCATTGCCGGCACCATGGCGGCGGTGCTGGCTATCGTTCTGGCGAAGTGACCGACAAGGACTTCCGCTGCTGGCTCGGCTCCGGCCTGTACCTGCTGCTCATGGTCTCGGTCGTGGTGTTCCTGACCCAGGTCCAGATCCCCCCGGAGAACCGCGACATCATCGTGACGGTGATTGGCGTGATGGCCGGAGGGGTTGGGGCTGCGGTCAGCCGGTTTGTGGGTCGGAGGCAGGAGTAGGGGGCAGCCGGCTAAGGCCCAGTACCTGGACCTCCTTGTCCGTCAGCTTGGAGAGCGCTGTCTCTCGGATGACGTGGTCGTCGGCGTAGTCGGGGCACATGAATACCGCCTCGGTCAGGCATTTGTGACAGGCAGCCAACTCGGAAGGCCCTCGCTCACCGAGCCCCACGAGGGGGACTCCGGTGATCCCGCACATTCCGCACTCCGTCACCCTTGCGAGATAGAGCCTGATGTCGGGCTTGTGGGGTCGTCGTCTCATATCAGCCCACCCAAACGTAGCCCTGGGAGGGCACGTCCTCTGCTCGGTCCATCCATGAAACGTGTCCACACCATCTCAAACCTCCTACGACCAAACGCGGTCGCCGCTGTACTTGTACAAACCTTCCTTCGGCTTGCTCGATCTGCGTAACCACTCTTCAAATCCACAAGCACACCGCCGCCTCCACCATGGAGGGGCGATGGCTGTCTCGGGGTCGTAGTCTCCGAACCGCTCCCAAGCTGTATAGCGGTGCTTGGTTCCGCTAAACCTGCATGTCACGGGATGTTCTTCCAGGTCTTCCGAACAACCACGGCCCAAATGTTGGAAGCAGAAACCCCGAAGCCCCGAGCTAGGTCGGCCCTGCTCGCCCCCAACGCTGAAAGCCTTCGAATCGTTCTGACGTCCTTTACAGAGAGCTTGGCCCTGTGGTGCCGACGGCCGCTAGCCTCGCGACCATGCTTGGTCCGGTCTGCGGCGTTCTCTTTGTGGGTTCCCCACTTAAGGTTGGTGGCGTGGTTGTTGGACGGGTCGCCATCAAGGTGGCGGCAAATCCGTCCACCCCTGGCCTCCCCGCTGAACCCCTCCAGGACCAGGTGATGTATCTGCTTGCAGCGCCTTGTCCCACACCTGGACAGGTGGACGCGACCGTACCCCTTGACCACGTCAGGCTTCAGTGTCCTCCCATACCTCTTTCGCTTAATTACGGAGCCCCATCGGCCCATGGCCATAACCTCTGAGGTCAGGCTCCTCACTCGTCCGCATGATGAAACCTCGTAAAGACCAACGTAGCCCTCCACCGGAACCCACTCTTCTGACTTGCAACAATCGGACACAATCAACCTCCCGCTTCCTCTAAGGTACCACATCATTTCAGGACGATTGTGGCACCCTAGTGGAAGCGGCAGGCCATCTAGACGGAGCCCTCGGCTACGGCTTCCTGTGCCTTGACCAGGGCTCGGGCTGCCGCCCCGGTGAACCGAGGCTCTTGGAAGCCGCCGGCCTTTGTCTTGACGTACATGGGGTGGATAGACTTCACCCACTGGAGCGTCGTCTTCCTCGCCACGTTGGTCCTCAGTCCAATGTGATCAACCAGGTCCTGCATCGACAGGTTCCACGGAGCGCGCTCGCCGTCCTCCCACACGGTTCCGTCGGGACCGTTTAGGCCCTGGAGAACCTTGAGACGGAACAACCACTCATCGAGGTTGGCCTCCTCGATAGAGCCCAGGTCTACCGACATGGTCTTCCAGATGAGGAGGTCGGTGGTCGGGTTCATCCGGGTCCACACGCCCCCCTCACTCTTGAACCACTGGTCCCCCGGCTGCTCGGTTTCTACAGAGGTCTGCCAGACAACGGAGTCGGGCACGTCGGTCACGTTCCAGTTGAGACTCATTCCATCACCCAATCTCAAACACCGGCTCGTCCGACACCGGCTCACGCTTCTTCGGCCTGCTGCTCAGTCGGACCTTGCCGGTCTTGCTCTCGATGGACAGGGCGTCAATCTGCCACTCCCTCATCCAGGCCAGCACCAGACCGACCTCGTCCTTGAGGTAATCCATGCTGGACTCGTCCCGCTTCACCCGAGGCTTGGGCTGGGGCTTCAGGATGACCTGAGGCTCAGGCGGCAGGGGCAGCGGCCGAGACTTCATCTTGCCCACAGCCTCGTCAACCACCTTCGCCGCATCGAGTTCAGGAAGCGCCTTCTCTGGCTCCTGGGCGGGCTCCGGCTCCGAGGGCGGGGCCATACCCAGCTTGTGAGCTTCCGGCGTCACAGAGCCGTTCAGGCGGGCTCGGATATCAGCAACCCTTTCCGTCGCATCAGACAAGAGGACAGTCATCCTGTCCCAGGCCATGACACCTCGGGGCATCGGCATGGGCTCCACCGGGACCCTCGTGACCCTGGGTCCGACGTAGTTGGCGGGGTAGGTAGTGGAGCTACCCCCACGAGGGAGACCTCCCAGGCCCTGAGCCCTACGGCGGCGAGCCACCTGTCGGTTGATGCGCTTCGTGTCGGAAACCAGTCCGAAAGACTCGGCCGCCGAAGCAATGTCCCTTGACGTCGCATCGGGCCACGCATCCAGAGCGCCCTCAACCCACTCGGTCCAGCAGCGAAACAGCTGGGGCGGAGGGACTCGGGAGCCGGGAACGATGGCCCCGTGCTCAGCAAGCTCCTCAACCAAGGAGGCGGCACCCACAGACCGAACCAGAGTGTGGGCCTCCTTGTCGGACCTCCACCAGTCGTTGCAGACGTCGGTAGCCCGGTGGCTCGCAGCCCGAGGCACAACGACCACCACTCGGGCCCTCTTGGGGATGCGAGTCCTCTCGTTGGGGAAGACCTGTGTGGGGTTGAAGCCAAGCTCTTTGAGCCTGTTCATGTGGGACCTGCCGTACCGCTCCTTCGCAACCACGAAGATGGAGTCCGCAGGGACTGCTCTATACATTTGCTCTCGCACTTTTCACTCCTTCGGTTAGCCCGGATTGACCCCCTTCAAGGCAGGGGGCCCATTCACCTTCCAGATAGGCATAGCCACTGAGGCCGTTACGAATGTCCCAACCACGGGGACGGCTTACGGTGGGCTTAAGGATTCCCCGTGGCTACTTCGGAACCCCTTCGTCTGTGTACCTCCTTGTAAAATTCTCCCCAACGTCGGCGACGTAGGCCCATGCCGCCATCTTCGTCACCGCGTCGCTGAAGGACGTGAACTCCACACCCCCCATCTCTTCGAAGACCTCCGACTCGTTCGTCGTCCACATCAGCATCTTGTGAGCGGCGTGGGTGTAGATGACCCAATAGGAGCCGTCTGTGACCTCGTGTATGGCGTCGTAGGGGTCTGTCCCATGGTCGGAGACCATCTCCGCAGCTTCGTCAGCGTCAGTGGCGACTGAGGCCCAGTAGGACTGGGCGGTGTCTTTGTTCTCCATGCCTACCTGCTGTGACTCTTGATGGTGGACCGCACCTCGGCAATGCGGTCTTGGATTTGCTGATTGATGTTCATCTCTACTCCTCGTTCATCACTACGAAGCTCCAGAACTCGTCATCGACGACGTAGTTGTGGACGACGACCTCGCCGCTGCCGAAGTTGATCCCAACGGTTATGCCCTGGTCTTCGTAATAGTTGATCGACTCGATGACCCCCTCGGTTCCCACGGGGAGGCTCTGAGGAAGGCCGTCAGGCCCGTCGTCCTCGACAGCCTCCAGGGAGACAACCCTTGCCCCAACCTTGGGCATCCTACGGTTGGCAAGCAGGAGCAAGGACTCCTCAAGCAGTTCGCAGAGCGTGTCAGGGTCACCAATGGGGGGGAGGGGGTTGTTAGCGTCCCCACCACCAAAGGCGAGAAACTCAGCGGCCTTTCTCAGGAAGCTCATTACTCGCCCCCCTCGTTCATCAGGCTCAGGAAGTTCCGAGCAAGGTCCGCCAGCTTCTTGTCCGTGGCGATTCGGCCGACAAGCTTGCCGGTCTCCCCCTCCTCGTACAGTTCCTTGAGCAGCTTGATGGTGTCGTCGTCGGGCCCGATCGCTCCATACTCTCGGAGGGCGGTTATGACCGAGAGCACGGAGTCCTCAAGTAAGTAGCCCAAGAGTTCGACGAACTCGTCGGAGTCCATCTCGGCAGCAATCGTCGCAACCGACACGTCCACCGAGTTGACGGTGATGTAATCGGTGTCGTAGGTGGCGGTTACCGTGTTGTATTCGCCGAAGCAGGTGACCTCGATTTCGACGTCGTCGGCTTCCAGGTCCACGGACTCAAGGTCGTTGAAGGTGGGCATCTCTATCTCCTATGCGTCGTGCTGTTCGTCGGGGCCGAGGCTGGATTGCCCTTCCCACACAGTCACGCTGTTGACGAAGACCTCCTGGCTCACGTCCATCCAGACACTCTCAGGAGAGTTCGTCTTGGGGAGCTTCACAAGCCAGTGGGTCCTCAGTACTCCGGGGGCAATCACAAGACTGAAGGTCAAGAGATGGTTCCCGGAAAGGTCGAGCTTCCTTAGTAGGTCGGGGACTCTTAGAGCGCGGTCGCGTCCAGTTGAATCCCTCGCCATCAGCAGAAGCCCTTTCGTGTTCGTAATCGTCGCCCTCATTGCCGGGCCGTCCTTTCGCTGCAACTAGCCTAAGCCCCGGCGTTCCGAGTGTCAACCGGGAAGTTTAACTTTGTGCAAAAGCCGAGGAGTTTCGGGGGGTTGGCGGCTCGCCCGTGTACGCGACTTCCGCGAGGCGCATGTGCATATGCGTGCCTTCGCGTAGGCGCGTCGTGCCCGTGAGCGCGAGGCGATAGCCCCCCTTCCCTTCGTCTGTCCCTGCCCTCCCCGAAGGGGTGCAGCTAAAGACAAGGGTTAAGCGCGTTCACCTACTGCGGGTCTACCGACCGGCTCCTAGCGGGACGAAACTAGGAGCGCACGCAGAGACGGGCGTCCGACTGCGGCGGGGGCTTAGGTACCGCAGGTCTCCAGGGCGTGCGTAGCACTTAGGCAACCCCGGACGCCGCCATCACCACTGGACCAGGGTCCTTAGTGAAGCGCTGACCAAATCATCCCGGGCTTCGGGGAGGTGGCAACCATTTGGTTTATGTGGTAACCGTGCGGATGCAACGTCCGCAAGAGCAGTCTTGCTCCGAACCCCCCGTCCAGTCAAGGCTAGGCGGGGGGTTCGTGTATCCGGGGGTGGAGGCGGGGCCTGCGGCATAAGTTTCGAGGCCGACATAGACCTGGCCCCAGCCCGCGCGCGTGTAGTCGTGGCGCAAAGCTCGCCAAATCGGCAAAAGGGCCAAAAACGCTGGACGTCTCGGCAGTGTACGCTGATTCTCAGTTGCCCCGCCGCTCTCGCCGGATTCACCGGAGGGGGGGTTTTTTACTCTGGACAAGGATTTACTAGTGCTCCTTATCTCTTCTCTTCTCGTTGCCCTGTTGGGGCTCCTCTCTTTCAACATCTACAGGAAGGCCAACTCCACCGAGGATGCCTTCCTCAACCGGTTGGGGCAGTTCGTTCCTGACAAGTACGAATGGCCCGACCCCCTGTCCCTGACGGAGGTTGAGGAGGTCAACATGGCCTTGCTCACCTCCGACGCCACCGACGTTCCTGCCGCCTTCAGGCTCATCCTGAGGCTGCTCGACACCGTCGAGGACTTGGAGGCCGACTACGGCATCCAGGAGAGGGCCCACAAGGACGAGGTCAAGCTCTTGACGGGGGTGCTGAAGCGGCGTAACGAACTGCTCGACTCCATCATGGAGGAGCGGACCACGGTGTTCACGGCGGTCAGCACGGCGAAGCAGGCTGTTGCTGAACTCCAGGACGATCTGGACAAGGCCGGTGACTACTTCATCAAGGCCATGATGGAGGCCCCCTCGACGACCCATCAGGCTGGCATCACCGCCGATGCCCTGGAAGATCTCGACACCCTGGTTGGTCAGACCAACCGCGAAGGGGACGTCCTGAACCAGGCCGACGCCGACTTCTGGGCGATGCACGACAGCTTGTCTCAGGCTGAGAGGGGAGAGATTGACAGCATCCTCCCCCTCCAGACCTGGGAGGACGACCTGCTCGACAGCCTCGACAGCGACCTGAACGACTTCAACTTCTGGCCGATGGTTTAGCGGTCTGTGCTGCGAACAGCGGGGCGGGGATGTGCTTCGCTCCGCTGTTCCACTGCACAGACGGCAATCACGCCAACCAAAACTGGAGACTGAGGTTATGGGAACTCTTGCAGACGAACTGTTGCGAGCCGTTGAGGGCGTCATCAACGATGCCCTTGTCAACGACGGCATCGACGACCTCCCCGGAAGAGTGGACGACCTTGAGTGGAAGCTCAAGCGGGTGCAGAACACTGTCAAAGAGCTTGACGAGCTTCTTGCCGCCCTGAAGGTGGAGGACTGATGAACATCGACCTCCCCACCCTGGAGCGTCAGATTCGGGAGCAGGGCTATGTGCCTCGCCGCTCCGAACTCTTGATGCTGGCAGATGCACTGACTGTTGACAGTCGTGTTGCCGGCATCCGCTCCGTCCTTCTTGAGGGGCTGCCCGGTACCGGCAAGTCGGCGTTTGCCGAGGTTGTTGCCTCGGTCCTTGGATGCCCTTTGGTTGTCCATCAGCTTCATCAGTGGAGCGATGCTGACGACCTGTTTGTCGGTGTTGACGTCGCTGCTGCTGTCGGCGGCGAGGCTGACAAGGTCCGACAGGATGGCGTCCTTGCCGTCACCGCTCGTATGTCGGAGAAGGGCGCTGTCATTCTCCTTCTTGACGAGGTGGACAAGACCCATGAGCGGTGTGAAGCACTGCTGCTGGACTGGTTGCAGACGGGGCGAGTTCCGGTCAAGCCCGGTCACCACGTTCGCACCGTCATCAGCAACGTCATCGTCTTCCTGACCAGCAATGCTCAGAGGGACTTGAGCGATGCCCTGATGCGGCGCTGTGCCAGGGTCCAGATGGGGCTGCTCCCCTTCGATACCCAGGTCGGCATCATTTCCGGCAAGACCGGGCTCCCCAAGGGGTTCGTCAAGGTGACCTGGAAGGCGGCGATCCACATCGCTCAGTCCGAAGGGAACAAGGGGCTCTCCCTTCAGGAGGGGCACCGACTGGTCGGAACCATCGTCCGGTTCGCTGAAACGATGGATGATATCAGGCTCATCCTCTCAAGCTGGGCTGCACGAACCCCCAAAGGCCGGAACACGGCGGCAACGACTGACGTCTCTGCTGTCTGGTCCGAACTCAACAACGTCCGAAAGAGCGGGTAGGAACATGAACCAGAACGAATTCAACGACTTCATCAACGATGCGTTGCATAGCCTCATGAGGGTAGCGGCTCCTCCCATCCCCGGCACGGAGTCCCTTGAGGACTTCACGGAGGAGGAGGCTCTGGACCTGGGGTTGCTGTTCGTCGGTGACGACCCCGACCCCTCGACCGGATGCGGAGAGAGCGCCCTCCGAACCCCCTTCCACACCCCCTCCAGCCCCATCGAGGATGCCATCGCTGTCAACCTTGTTGGCGACACCCACCCCGAGGAGTTCGAACGCTTCATGGAGCGGTTCGACGAGGCTCACAGCATCGCCCTGAGAGGTGACTACGTCTCCTTCCCCCATCTGACCCAAAGGGTGGACCTGGGCAACGGCACCTTCCGGGTCATCATGCCGTTCGTCGGCCATATCGAGCACGAAGAGGACGGTCCCCACGACGACGAGTGTCAGTGGGTCCATGCAATGGACTTCGACCTGGGGGTTCTTCCTGCTTCCTGCTTTGAGCGGCTTGGGGACAACCCCGAGAGGCTCGCCGAGGCGAAGGCTGTGATGGCAGAGGTTGATGGCAACAAGGCTGTTGCCGATGCGATGACGAACATGGCCGAGGAGTACAGCCTTCCCGAAGGGGTCCCGATGACCTTCGGGACCATCGTCGGCGACTGCTAGCAGTCTTCCCTTTGCCGCACTGCCCTGGGGCTTCTCTCCGGGGCTCCAGGGCAGGCGATAGAGGGTAGGCAAAACAGGAAGGGAGAGGGTGATGAGCGAGCATAAGAAAATCTGGAAGCTCCGGGAGATTCAGTCTCTCCTTAGCAAGGGTCCGTCTACGGATTTTGGGTCCTGCTATCCGGCCTACTATGAGCCGACCACTGGGGAGCGGGTTTACCTTCCTCAACTCCGGGAAGCTGGCAACCCCTGGCCTGGAGGCAATTGTGAGCTGAGTGAGTACCTCCGCCGCATTGACCAGCGAATCAGCAAGTACGGACCGAACGCCGAGTACGAGGCCCACCGTCGTTGGGAGGAAGACCACGGCGACGACAAGCCCATCAACCACAACGAGTCGAAGGGAGACAGCGATGAACAAGCCGATGAACTAAACAAGGGTGGAGGACAGGGCGAATCGCCAGAGAGCGGAGCGAACGCACAGTCAGAGACTTCTGCACAAGGACAGGGACAGTCCGAGGGCAGCGGCCAGACGATGGGCAAAAACGAAGCTTCCAACACCGGACACTCCGGTGGGCCCACAAGCAGTGGTGGGTCTGGCGAGGGGAATGGGCAGACAATGGGGCAGCCGTCGTCCAACGGCAGTCCAGGAAAGAGCCCAGGTAGTAGAGAAGGCCGCTCCAGCGACTCCGAGGGATTCGGAAAGCAGGGAGACAACGCCGGCCAGCCGAAATCATCCAACCAGTCAGACGGCCGACAAGGTGTCCAGACTGAGAAGAACCGAAGCTTTGGGGAGGGGGTTGATCGCCCCAGCTCCGAGGGCCGAGACAACACCCTTAAGGGTGGGTTGGACGACGACGGTAGGAGACGCGGTTTCCCAACCGTGAAAACTCTGGATCCAGGAGGGGACGCTTCGACACCCTTCTTTCCTTACGAGGGAACTCGGGGGCTGCATCAGACCATTGCGGAAAGCGATGACTCTGGTGTGGCCCCCGCACCCACCTCCCGAATGGCTCTTGAGGAGTTTAAATCCCTCTTTGAAGCCATTCAGGAGGACGGTGGGTTGCACACAGCCCGAAGCATCAACAACAACCCCGGCGGCGTCACCCAAAGCATGATTGGGGACGCCTACGGATTCGCTGCCAGGATGCCCAAGAAGGATATTCGGAGGGTGAAGCAGCTTATCGACCGCATGTTCAAGTCCTTTGAGCAGGGCACCTTCGGTGAGTTCGTTCCCCGCATCGACCCCACCAAGCTGGTCAAGGAGCTTGTGGGTAAGAGCTACCGGCTTGGACGGTGCGCCGAGGAGTCTCAGGAGTCAGGGCTTAAGGTCCTCCTTGTGGATAACAGCGGGTCCTGCCACTCGATTTGCGGACCGGCTATGGCGGCTTGTATCGAGCTTGCCAGGGCCGACCCTGACATCGTTATTTACGTCCACTCCAATGGGTGGGCCACAGGGGATGCCTACCGGGACGACCTGATTGGTGTCAGGGCTCATGAGGTTGTAGGGATTCGGCGAGGACACGGCATTGACTCCATCGACCTGAAGGGTGTGAACATTGCCGGCGTCGTCGCCTTCGGGGACTGGGATGCGGTCGACCTCTATCAGCAGCTTGTAGAGGTGGCTCCGCTGATTTGGATCGACCCGTCGGACGATGCGAACGCTTGGCGAGGCGAATCCTGTCACTCAATCGTGGAACACAAGAACACCCTCTACATCCCTTGCATGGACTGGAGCGCCCCCCTGGGCTGGTCTGCGAAGGCGATTGACAAGGCTTTGGCTGAGTCGGGGAGGTGACTTATCGGGAAATTCCTATGGGATTCCGGCGGTTCCCTACCGTTTTCGCTACGGCAAGCTCTGTTGGGTGTCCAGTCCGCAAGACGGGCCGACAACCTTCAGATGATTTGCAGAGCGACCATAGAGGCTTACAAGATTGCTGAGATGTTCGGGTGCCAGCTTCGCTTCGTTGCCGGCCAACCACACTCAACCATCGTCAACATTACCGGCTCCGTCAACGGGACTTGGCTGCTCTACGAGGACTAGAACGACAACACACATCATAGAACGATTGAGGGCGGTTGGGGAGCCTGAGACTTGGGCGAAGGAAGGGGTTTAGGCCATGTCATACAAAGAAGAAGCGCTTGGGAGTCTCCGTTACCTTAAGGAGCACATCTCCATGCTGGAGGATGAGGTTCTCTGCATCGAGGAAGGGGGCGACAACGTCGCTGAGGAGCTTGGGTTCGACGACCTTGACGACCTTAAGGACCAGTTGGGAAACATCTGTGGCAACAACTACGACAGCGCGGAGGCTGTGGAGCATCTCTGGAACACCATCAACAACCACGGCCTTCACTATGAGGCCGACCTGGTTAACTGGCTTGACCATGAGGGCTGTGGAGATCACGCCGAGCCCGCCACCAACGACAACGACACCATCAAAGCCTTCCTCCGCAAGCTAGAGGGCAAAGGCATCCTCTTCGTCAACAACGACCTGGAGGAGTTCTCCTTCAAGAACTTGATGGACATTGCTGACGAGAGGGAGGCCGCCAAGGTCCCCGACCTGTTGACCGGCCTCCGAGCGACGGACGGCGGCTACCTGTGGAAGCTCCAGAAAGATGTGCTGTTCCCAAAGACTGACGGGGAGTTTGGACTCAACGGTTGTCCTGATGGGGTCCGGGTTGAGGTCGGCTTTGGGGCGCAGCCTCAGAACCCTTGCTGGACCGGTAATGTGGTCTACGTGATGAAAGAGGGGTCGCTTGTGAACGAGGCGACCGACCAGCTTATGGGCCGGGGGGTCCCTGTTGTTGAGAAGTGGCGCTGGCTTCCCAGTGCTGGGCTGAAGCCCTCCGGCCAGCGACCATGTCTTCCCGACGGCAAGCTGTTCCAGGACGGGGAGTGGCTTGAGATGTTCTGGGATGAGGGATCCTGCCCCGGGAGGGGCAACGGTACCGCGTGCTTCTACCAGCCCGGTACCGGGAAGAGTCTTGGCTCCGACCTTTGTAGTTGGAGTACGGACATGGCCTTGTCCACCAACTGGCTTTGGGAGGTTGTCAGCCCAGACCGCGCAAAGGAGCTTCAAGCCCGGCTCGATGAGTTTGAAGCCGGCCGGTGACCTCCGAGCCTCCCCCGATGGGGGGCAGTGGGTTAAGGCATAAGTCTTGAGGCTTCTCCCCAGGAGCTTCCCCCAGCCTCCCTAACGGTTGAGGCTAGGAACACCCCAAAAACGCCGAATCCGGCTAAGTCCCCGGAATTCCGGCGGAAATCCGGTGTGTCATGCTCGTTTCTCAACCGGCCCGAAGTTGGCCAAACCGGAGAAAACGAAAATGGCGAAATCCCCTATCTACTGTGACGACATCCCCCAGGTTGGAGACTTCAGCGTCTCCGTCTCGACGTACAACCTGGACCGTGGCGTCTCCATCGTCCCCTCCCGTCACTACGTGACTCGGGACGGTCGGGCCGGAATGTCCTGGATGACCGGAGGCAAGTACCCGCTCTCCATCGCCGATGCGAAGGTGGTGCGGGACCTGCTGATCAAGGCTTGCGCCGTCGCTGATACTCAGCAGGCGAAGGTCAACGAGCGCCGCCGCCAGGAGGCGGAAGCGGTCACCCTTCAGCCTCAGGGCGCTTCCGGTCACACCGGAGCCGCTGGCCCCGTCAAGACTCCGGTGTGGTTCGCCGATCCGGTCAAGGGTCAGCCCGTCCAGACCACGCTGGACGCCGTCCCCGCTGGCGGTCAGTACATGGCCCTCGACCAGAAGGGCGGATGGCAGACGAAGCCTGCCCCCGTCGCCGCCCCCCCGGCGATGCCGCCGGCCATGCCGGGGATGCCGGCCGCTCCGGCCATGCCGACCGTCGCCGCCGTTCAGCCCGCTTCCTTCGACCCGATGCAGGTGAAAGGGAACGCGACCAACGTCATGAAGCGGCTCGCCCTGGATTCGTTCGGCGTCGCCCATGACGGTGTCAAGGGTGCAGCCCTGACGGCGCTCCTCAAGACCGCCCAGAAGGCGAACGCCTAATGGCCGCTCGTACCCACATCGCCGTCAACGTCTCCGACGTTCGTGACGATCACAAGGCGCTTAACGCGCTTTGCGTGGTCCCGTTGCTGTTGGCCGTTGCCTTCGAAGCTGTAGAGGATGCCGAGCGGCGGATGGTCGTCACCGCTGCCGCCGATGACTCCGGGGCGGTCGCCGTCGAAGCGTTCAACCTGGGTTGGGCTTGCGCTTCCTACTGGGATGCCCGGAGCGAAGCCCTCATCGGTGGGGAGGGTTCCTAGCGTGGTCGCCTTCGCTTCCCTCTGCATCGCCCTTGCCCTCGTCGGTTCGATGGACTGGTCCCGCACCGTTCCCGCCGATGAGTGACTGACGGGCCGACACCCCACGGCGAACCCCAGGATCGGCTTGACGGCTGGTCCTGGGGTTTCGCTTTGTGGCGGCAGCAACGGCCTACCAGTCCATCAAATGAGCAATGAATGCCGGTCCTGCTCCGGTCGCTTCCCAGCGGCCTACGACCCGGCTAGCGGCCTCCGCCGCATTCCGCCCCACAGTCCAGCCGACTGCTAACAGGCTTCCCCTACAGCGTTTCAGCTACTGCCGCCCAACATCACCGGGCCGGCTGCCCTACCTCCGTTTGCAGCTAACTACCCGTTTCTCAACGGTATTTGGCCCACGGCCAGGCCGTACTACTACGTAGTACGCTTTGCGGCCCTCTCAGCCGCCCTCTCAGCCGTCCGAGCCCTCCGGCCATGCCAGGACCTAGGCACGGCCCTGCAAAGCCAGGAGAGGCGACGCCAGCGGCCAGCAACAGCCGCTCTGAGCAAGGCGAGCAACCCCAGGAGCGAATAGGCGACGACAAGGGGGGCCGTTCCCCAGGTCCGGTGCTGCCCTGGACCGCCGGCCTGCCCTGCCCCTGACCCGCTGAGAGCCCACGTTCACCCCGTGCCTCCCCTACCTACCCCAAACGGCGATGCCCCTACCTACTGCCCAACAGCGCCGACGCCCATCGTCCGCAGCCTGTCACCTTGTACCTGTATGGGGCTGGCTAGGAGCCGATCTGGGGACCCCTGTGCGAATCGATGACCCACCCCCCTGGGGGGGTCTGAATTCTATATATATTGATACGGTATGCCCCGCCGACCCTCACCACAAACGCCCTACATAGCCCCTGTCGGCTCGTTGGTGGGCTATCTGTAGCTGGTTGTGGCTGCTCCGCGCTGCTCTGGGGCCGGCAGCTGCTGCGATGACTTGTTGCTGCAACATCACGGGGGGAACACAGAGGTCCTCCCCCCCTAATCCCCCCCTCATCGGGGAAATTAACTTAGTTCGGTGCTAAGTAGCGGGACTCCACCGGGGCTGGTGGGACTGGCCGGCAGCTGTGCATGTGGTGCAGCTGATCGGCCGACCTCACCCCCGGGGGGGTTGTTGGGACGGTACTAGTGGGGGTGCCGGAAGTTAATTGTGTCACTCATCTGCCACCCTCCAGCCGCTTAACCCGCCGCTTCGACGTGTGCGGGTCGGGCAGCCCGCAGAAGCTCGACGCGATGCAACGGGGGATGCGCTGCTTCGAGAGCCGAACCTACTTCCGCGAATGGCTTCGCGAGGTCCTCGAACACCCCAAATTCGCAGCCAGTCCCTAGCAGCCGGGGGAGCGTGAACTCCTCGATCGCTAAATTCCTCAGAGGTCCTCGTGTTCGAACGGGTCCACCTCGGCAGCCGTAGCCTCAGTCGGTACGGGGGCGGGCTCCAACCATCGGGCGAGCCGCTCCGTGCATTTGGCGCACAGGTCAACGCGGATGGTTTCGGGAGCTATGTCGCCCCTGTGGTCGCCGCGCATCACCGGAAGGTCCAGACACATCCACCCAGACCTGCGGTCCGGGGGGCTCTGCTGCGCTTCGCAGCGGTCGCATCGCAGAACTTGAATCCTCATCCCACCAATTCCTCTCGCAAGTGCTCCGCAATCCACAGAGCGTCAGCCTCGTTGTCGTCGGATGGGTCCACACCCCATCGCTCTTTTGCGGCTTCAATCATCCGCTCCTTGTTGGCGTTGCCCTTGCCGGTAGCCAGCTTCTTCACCGAGCCGACGGGGCGGGCGGAGTACGCCTGCTCTCTGGCCTCGCACGCGCTGGTGATGACGGCGACGATCCCGCCATAGACGTGCGCTGCTGAGGTGCCCGCGTGTCGCCTGATCTCCTCGTAACCGACGACGGCGTCGGGGTAGGCGTCCAGAAGTTCGCTGAGGTAGCGGCGGGCGCGCAGGTAGCGCATTCCGCCACCCTCGTGCCGCCTGGACGACAGGTCCCACACGCCAGAGCCCAGCCTAGCTCCAGCCTTGCCGAGCACGGCCCAGCCGCACTTGGTGCCTGGGTCGATGCCGATGACGATCACGGCGCCGCCCACGCCTGCCGCACGAGCGCCAGAAGGCACCCGAGGGTCGCGGGGTCTGAGAGGTCGGGGGTCATGACAGAGCCTTCCTAGTAGCAATGCGGCAGCGCCGGCAGCTGACTTCGTCCTTCGTCTCTGTGTCTGCCATGGCTCCCTTGTGGACAACGTCCAGACCGCAAGCTGTCTTGAACAGTCCCAACCTGCCAGAGGTGGCGAGGTGGACCTTCTTGCGGCCGTGGAAGCGGTAGCGGCGGGGCTTGAGGAGGCTCACGGGACTGCCTCAATCCGATCACATCGGTAGGAGGCGTCGTCCAAAACCACCTTCCCCAAGAGGTCGCAGTCCTTTTTGGTAGCACTGTGGGCTGCGTCTACTCCGGCCCCAATGCCCAGCGCGGCCATCAGAAGACCCACCAGCGAAAGCAGGACGATGTCGTTCACGCCACCCCCCTAGCGCCGCCCAACACCGGGGTCAGACCGATGTCAGGCGGCTTGCCGGACCCGGCGCGGTCCGACGTTTCTAGGCGGTAGACGGCGACGCCATCCTCGTAGGTCTTGCTGACGTCCCAGCCGGCGTAGCGGATGTACTTCAGGTGGCGGCTCACAGCGCGGTCGCTCAGCCCGAGCACCTCCCGCATCGTGACCCTCGCGGCTCCGTTCTGGAGCATTCGGAGGATGTACAAGGTCTTCACGGTCGGGCTCATCGCTGCCTCCTGTGCCACATGGTTCGACCCTCCTTGAGCCGGTCCTTACCCTCCTTGGTCTGCGCCACACAGATGGGGCAAGGGAAGGTGAGGCGGTGGGACTGGCACTGCTTGGTGCGAATCTCTTCGCACTGCCGGCAGACGCCGTGCTGCCCCAGGGGCAGGCAGCAGTCGGGCTCGGGACAGAGTTTCCTATCGCGGGCTTCGAACTTCATCGCGGCACCACCTCCAGCCTGGCTTGTGAGCGAATCCCCCACATCTCTATTCCCCGCCTCCAGACAAACCAGGCGTAGTCGGTCGCGTCGGTCTTGCCGTCGCCGGTAAAGCTGGGCCTGCGAGCCATCACAATCACGCGCTCCAGTGCGGAGTCAGGACCCACAAGGTCAATGCGCTTGGTGCTGCTCCCGAGGAAGTTCAAGCGAAGCAGGGCACAAACCACCCCACCCACCTCAACCGCGTCCAGGGCCTTCCGCACGAATTCTGCGGCCATCTTGTAAGGGGGGTTCATCACCACCGCCGACTGGTCGCTGAGGTCCTGAACCAGGAAGTCTCCCGCCCTTGAGCAGATACCCGGGGACGCCGGAGGTGGTTCGGTGTCGTAGGCGTTCACGGCGTGACCGTGGTTGTTGAGAACCTTGGCGATTGCCAGAGTCCCACACCCTGCGTCCAGCACACAGTGCGGCAGATGCACCCTGGAGAGGAGCACTTCGGTACACCAGGCTGGTGTTTCAAAGAAGTCGCGGCCTTGGCCTCCGCGTGGATTACGACCTGCCGCGCTCACGGAGCCCCCGAATCTTTGCCAGGGCGTCCATCGCCCTACGGTTGGCTGCGGCCCAGTCCTTCACCAGCCGGTCCTCTGGTGGTGGCGGGGCCCCTGCGGCCACCTCCGTCGCGATGACGGAGGCGAGCGCGCTGGCTTCGCTGGAGGCTCTGGCGTAGTTGTTGTAGTCGCCCAGGTCCGGCCTAGAAGTGGGGGGCATCGTCGTCCCCCAGCGGAGCGTCGTCCGGCGGCCCGTCACCACCGGGCGGCATCTCGGCCTGCTTCATCAGCCACTCCTCCATCTGCACGATGAGGTCGTTGCCCTCGTCCAGCTTGATGGACGGAATGCGGCGGCGGCCCACCACGGCGTCCCAGGCGGCGCGGCGGTTGGACCGGTAGCCGTTGAGCTTGGCGTGGAGGGTGACGAGGCCGTTGCCGCTGGGCTCCGCGTCCACCTCGATGGGCTCGACGTCCATCACCTTGTCGGCCGGGTGTCCGGGGGCCAGCAGGCTGCTGCCAGCGGACGGCATGACTCGGCGGTCCTCCGACGTCAGCGCGGAGTTCAGGTCCTCCCCGCCCTCGGTGGCGATGGGGAGCATCTTGACCAGCCGGCGCACGGCCGTCTTCTTCGCCATCTCCGGGTAGTGGTCGCGCCAGGGGCCCCACTCTCCCTTGCTCTGCGTGTTCCGCATGATGCGGTTGACCTCGCCGACGCTCATGACGGTGAACTGGTAGCTCATGCCGTCCTTGAAGCGGGCGATGGCGTAGACGCGGGTGATGCGCCCCCGGTCCTCGTCGGTGGACGGGATGTGCTTCAGCTTCTCGTCCAGCCCCAACTCGTACTCGAAGAAGTCCTTCTCGTACACGCACTCAGCCGTGAGGGTGGCCACCTCGCCGGCCCGCCGAACGAGGCTGATGAGCCCCCGGTAGCCGATGATGAGGGTGCACTCGCTGACCCGCTTCTTCTTGTTGTAGTGCGGCACCAGGTACGCCTGACCCAGGGCTCCGCCGGACGGGTCGAGTCCGTACTTCGCGGCCTCCAGCACCGACAGCAGGAAGCTCTGCGGGTCGCACTCCTGAAGCTTGGGGTTCTGCTTCCAGCAGGCAACAGCGATGCGCTGGAGCTTGTCGGCGGTGAGGTGGCGCGTAGCGACCTCGGTGAGGGCGGTGGTGATCGCCGGGGACTTGATGCGCTCCAGGAGCGCCTGCTCGCGGTCCCGCTTGGCGGGGACTTGCACTCGTTCAGCCATTTCTACTTCTCCTTGGGAAGGGTGATGAGATTCTGTCGGTCAACGTGCTTGAGGTGTTCTTCTGCGATTCCCTGAGCCTTGGGGGGTAGGGCCTCCAGCCATGCTGCGAGCCCGCCGGACTTCGGCCGCTTCGGCTCGAACGTCTCGGAGAAGTCGGCCCCCTCCTCCAGCGCTGCTGCGGCGATGGCCTGCCAGAGGTGGCCCCGGACCTCCTTGTCCACGTTCTTTCGGCTCCAGGTTCGGCCGGGGACGCGGTTCATGCCGAGGGTGGTTCCGTCCTCAAGCTCCAGAGGAGAGGTGCGCTCGCGGAGGCGGGCCATCAGGTCGTCCTTGGCCATGCTGGTCACGTGCTTGAGCAGCTGCCATCGGCGGTACAGGAGTTCGTCATCCTGGGTGCCGTAGGTCATGTCACCAACCACCTCGGCCCCCTCCTGCGCCATGCAGTGGGTCCGGTACGGGCACCGCCCGCAGTGCTCGCCGGGGCGGAAGTCTCGCCCCAACTCCTCGTGCGGCACCTTGTCCCGCTGCACGCAGGCGGCAAACAGCGCCTGGGCCCTCTTGTGGAACCAGTCGGCCGGCTTCGCAATCTGCTGCCCGACCTTGAACCGGAGGTTCCAGTAGGTGAACACAACCTTGCCCACGGTCAGGTACTGGGCAACGGCCGAGCCGTAGGAGATAGCCTGAGGCTCGTTGTCCAGGTTGTTGTCGCTGGTCAGGCCCTGGGCCGTCTTCCAGTCGTCCACCATGGCGACACCCATGTCCGACCTGAAGCCGTCCGGGGTCACCGAGTAGTAGGTGCCGCTGGTGGGCTCCTCCTCGGTCCAATCCTCCACGACGCCCTTGTTGCCGATGCGGCCGTAGAGGGTTCGCTCGATGAAGTCGTTGTGGATACCGAGCAGCCCCATGTCGGCCGCGTTCTCGTACAGCTTCTCGCTGTCCCGCAACTCCACCACGGACAGGGAGGAGGGCGGCTCCGGCTGGTCGATACCCAACCCGTTCGCCTCCACCTTGTGGTGGACGTGTCGGCCTACCCCGTACCCAGACCAGTCGTCCGAGGGCTTGAGGCCGAGCCTCTGCCACAGGGAGCTTCGGGGGCACAGAGAGTCCCACTTCACAGTTGTGCTTCGCCACCTCACTGAACCAACCCCACTACCTTCTCTACGAAGTCTGCAATCTTCATGTCGCCTCGTTCGATGTGGTTCCATTTGCCCTTGCCGTGAGGGCGGTAGGAAGCGCTCTCGTCGGCCACCACGGCCACGCGCTCGTTGTCGCTGTAGCGCTTGATGATGGTCGTCGGCCCCTCGGCCAGAGCCCAGAACTTGTTCGGGATGACGTCCTCGACGTAGACGTATGTGCGTCCGCCAGCCATCACTCCTCCCTCATTCGTTCGGCGAATCGGCGCAGTTGGTCGTATCCGTCAAGGAGGTCGCGCAGGGCGCGTTCCAGCGAGTGGCCGAAGTTGTGGATTCCCCAGCCCCGCTGCTCCAGCAGGAGCAATGCGGCCAACACGTCCTCCTCCTCGGGAGGCGGCGCGGGCATCATGGGGTCCACCCGTTGCGCTCGGCTTCGATAGCGACCGCAACCATGGCCTCCTGGAGAGCGTCCTCCTGGGCTCGGTGAGCCTGGGAACCCCAGCGAATCTCGTGCCCCCTGCCGTTGAGGTAGGAGATGGTCTCCGTGAGAGACGGCCACTTCCATTCCGCACCCTTCGCCTTGGCCCACTCAGGCGCGGGGGGCAGAGCGCCGGCCGGTCCCATGATTCCCATCGCGGCCTCCATGATGCACTCACCCGGGACGGTTTTCGTCCTGTCGAAAATGTCCCACGGGGAGGCTCCGAGGAAGCGGAAGTCGAAGGCTTGATTGAAGGCCCGAAGCTTCAGGTCGCCGCCGTAGCGGACCGCGATGCGCTCGACCCATTCAGCCAACCGTTCGGCTGCGGCCTCCTCTTCCAAGCCCTCCTCAAGGACCTGCTCCCGGCTGATGCCGGTGATTTCGAAGGCTCGCTTGGCCTTGGGGTCGTATAGGACGTCCTTGTCGTGCTTCACGAAGAAGCCGATGGGGTTCTTGACGAGCCCCTCCCCAGTAACAACGACGGCTCCCACCTCGACAATCACAGGCTCGTAGCCGCTCTTGGGGAGACCTGTTGTTTCGGTATCGATACAGACGAACGGAATCATTCTTTCTCCCGGGTTGCGAGCGGGTGCCTAAGGGCTTCTTCTGCCTCGTGGGGCGAAATAGCTGGCCCCGACACTCGGGCCCTCCACGTCCTCCCCTGCTTAACGTCTCGGATGGTTCTTTCTGAGACACCCATCCGGCGGGCGAGAGCATTGTTTGGCTCTCCTGAGCTTCTTATTTCACTCACAGCCTTCCAGGCAAGCTTGGCCGTACCCCTGTGGTGGCCTCGGTTTCTGATCATGTCTGCCATATTTTCGGCCTGGGTTCCCCATCGGAGGTTTTCGACACTGTTGTTCAACGGGTCATCATCCCAGTGGCGGGCGACGTACCCCTCTGGCCTGGGGCCAACGAACACGTTAAGGACCGCGATGTGAGACCTGAGATACGCGCTCTTAATGCGTCTGCCATGCACAACCACGGCCAGTCCAACCCCGGGGTAGCGCCCGCGAAGAGAAAGCTTGCGTACCACCCCCCTTGTCATCCTGGTTCGCTCTCCAGATTTGTGGTGGACGAACCTAACCCGCCTGGGAAGCGACTTGAACCGCCCAAGGTCCGAGACCTCGTACACCCCCAGAAAGCCAGGCACAGGTCGCCACCTCTCTCGCTCCTCCGCCCGCTCGTAACACGCGAGGCAGAGCCCTTGCAGCGGCCGGCAAAGCGGGCTGTGGTTGATTGGATCTTCCTCGTTAGGTTGGCCGCAGGTTTTACAGGACGGGGTACCCTCTACCGTGGGCATAGCGAACCTCCTTTGTTCGTCGCCTGCGCGCTGGACCTGGTCGTACAGCGGCGCGGGGTGTCCACACAAAATCATGTCACTTCCCCTCTGTCCACCTAAACCAGCACGGGGCGCAAAACGGAACGTCGGCCAGGTGTGGGAAGCCCAGGTGTCGCTGCCTGATGGCTGCGGGGGCTGAGCACAGGTGGCACAAGATTTCCCCGTACTCGTTCAACTCCTGGACCGCCATGCGGACGTGCTCCTGCGGCCAACGCGGGTGTGGACCCGTGATTGACGCGCTTACACGCGGGGGCGCTGGGGGCGTGTGGGTGCCGGACTTCGTCGTCATGTGCTCCACCTTTCGTCAGCTAAGTTACAGGGCGGTTAACCCGGTTGCAAGCCTCGTGGTTGAATTTGTGGTAGAATTAGTTTGCAAACGCTGGACGCGAAGCCTTTTTTAATTTGCGGTTGCTCGGAGGCTTGTGTGGGCGTAGCTTGCACGGGCTGTTGCGAAAGCGACGGCTCGGCCCGCCTGGGTTTCTGCTCTGCCCTCGCCCCCTCCCAGGGGGGCGGGGCTACGCGGAAAAAGCGGGAAGCAGAAACGGCGGAGACCTTCTCCACCGACCATGAATTCGGAAGCCGCCAAGCGGCAGTGGAGAAGTGCGCCATGGGAAACGGCCGTTGGGTCAGACTCGATTACACCTACTACACGGATGGGAAGCTCCAGAAAGCCGGATGGGAGGCTGTGGCCCTCTGGCCGGTTATTCTCGCCAGACTCGGCGAGGGCGAGGGAGTTAGGGAGGAGGACGACTTCGACCAGAACCTTCTCGCCAGGATTACCGGGTTCCCAGAGAAGCTGGTTAGCAAGGGCTTGGCTGGCCTGACGCGCGTCGGCCTGCTCGCACACGGCTCCATCCGTAAGCGCGGCGGAGCGGCTGGCGGACGCGAGGTTTCAGGGATTATCACCCCCGCGTGGCGTTCGTACCACCCCGGGGCCGGGAGCGTAAAAGTAGAGAACAGGGGCGACGTCAGCGTTTCGTCCAGCACGGTGCCTTTCGCGGGACGGGAACGCGGGACGGGAACGCGGGACGTTACGGACGATACGAACGTTACGGACGTTACGAAGGAACCTTCGGTTCTTGGTCCAGACGCTCTCCGAGCTATCCAGGACCAGGCGATTAAAGAACTCGTTGAGTTCATCATCGAGACGTGGTCAGACCGAACCCTCGGCAAGCCGGAGACCTTCGTGAAGTGGGTCCAGACCAACGCCCTGGCGAACCCCGGCGTAGACCTCCTGGCCGAAGCTCAGGCGGCGGCAGCCTGGGAACTCTCCAACCCCTCAAAGAAGAAGAAGCAGATCCGCCGGTTCTTGGGCAGCTGGTGGAGCAGGGCTCAGGACCGAGGTGGGAGCCGCCCACGGACCCAGCCGAAGGAGCAGCCCATCGAGATAAACCCGCACAGCGGACTCCCGGCCTTCAAACACCCCGACCCCAACATCGCAACCCCGGTGAGCCGCCACCCTGATGGGGTCTGGTGCCCCAACGAGTCCGAGATGAAGCGGCACCAGCCGTGGCGGGAAGCGTTCCGTGGGGTGATTGCCGAAGGGATGGCTAAGGGGAACGGGGACTTCGATGGCTACAACGACACCCAGTACATCGAAGCTCTGGGCAAGCTGAACGCTCGCCCGATGGCAAGGGAGCTTCGGTACGCCATCGATCACTTCATGACCGAGTACAAAGAGGAGGCCGGGCTGTGACCCTGCGAGCAGAAGACCCACGGCTGGCTGAAGCCAAGAGCAAGTGCATCCGCGAGGTTGCGGCAGCCCTCGGGCTGGACGTGACCCAGAACGGGAAGAAGGCGTACCACCCCGGAGGAAGGGGTCCCGGAGGCCGGTCCCCGAGCATCACCTTCGGCGTCAAAAACATGACGGAGGTGTGGCACTGCTTCCGCGACGGCAGCGGCGGCGACGTCATCGAACTCGTGAAGCACTTCAAGGACTACGACTTCAAAATGGCGGTGGACTGGCTGGCTGGACCGCTTCCCGAGCCCATCAAGGTTCGGACCTACGGAGCGCTTGAGGAAGCGCCGCCCGAGCCCACGTTCGCCGAACGGACCGCAGCCTGCGCCGCCTTCTACAACGCCCTCCCCAAGCTGGATCACTTCGGCTCGATGTGGCTGCTCACGGAGCGGGGCATCTCCGCAGACACCGTTGCGAAGTTCGGAATCCGGTACGTGGACGACGACCACACCGACGAGGCCATGGGACAGGCGCTTCGGGCTACCGACTGCAAGGTGGTCTCAGCCCTGGGCCTGGGGAAGCTGTCGAGCAAGACCGACAAGATGTACGGCAGGTTCCGGGGGTACTGGCTGGTCATCCCCTACTTCGGCATCGACTCCGGCGGCCCGACAAAGATTGGCCACCTCCAGTTCCGGCGGGTCCACCGCAGCGGGAAGAAGGCTGAGGGATACGAGAAGTGGCGGCACACCAGCGGGACCGTGCCCTGGCCCTGGAACATCGACGCCGTCTCGACCCTGGCCGAGGGCGACAAGCTCTGGTTCGTTGAGGGCGCCCTGGACGGCATGAGGCTGGAGCAGGAGGACGTCGCCGCCATCGGCGTCCCCGGGGTCCACTGGTTGACCGATGTGAAGACGCAGAGGCTGGTGGAGATTCTCCCTGACGGAGTTGACGGGGTTGAGGCGTTCGATTGGGACGACGCCGGCCGCGAAGCTGGCCCCAAGCTGGTGGACAAGATGCAGGAGGCCGGGCTCAGGATGAGCAAGGTCGTGTGGCCCGACACCTGGGAGGGGGACTGGTGCGAGGCGTTCATGTCGCCGGACGAGCCCAAGCCAGAGGTTGTGGACTGCCCACCGAAGCTGCGGGTTATCTCTGGCCCTGAGCCTGGGGATGACATGTCGGTCAGCCTGGGGGATGTGTTTCTAGGGTCCACCCAGCGGCACATGGCGACCGACCAGCAGACCAAGCCATGGAGGTCTGGGATCAAGTCGATCGACGCAAGGTTTGCCCCGGAGCGGGGAGACACGGTGGTAATCGCCGGCCGTCCGGCGGCAGGCAAGACGCACACCATGATGTCGCTGGCCTATGCCAGCGCTGCTGCCGGGTACTCCAAGCCGGGGATTGTCAGCATCGAGATGAGCCGCAGACAGCTGGGCAAGCGAACCATGTGCGCCACCCTCGGCCTGACCAACACGGACAACATCGGCAGCAGCCAGGCCATGATGGACAAGGTTGCGCTGGCGGCAGCCGAGATGCCGGACGTCAGGGTGTGGTTCTCTGGCAGGTCACTGGACGACGTGGTTGACGCCCTGACCTCGTTGGCCCGCCGTGGCTGCGACGTGGTGATGGTGGACTACCTCCAGTACATCAAGTCCACCGAGTCGAACCGGTACGAGTCCCTGGACCTGGTGAGCAAGACCCTGAAGTCCACCTTCAAGCGGCTGAACATTCTCGGCATCGTAGGGGCCCAGTTGAAGCGTGGGTCTACCGGGGTGGACCGCAGGCCGACCATCGATGACATCAAGGGCTGCGGAAGCATCGAGGAGGACGCCGACCACATCCTCCTCCTGGATGTGCCGGACCCGAACAACCCCTCGCTCAAGCGGCTCAACCTGGCCAAGAACAAGAATGGGGAGCCGGCTGAGTTCGCACTCATCACCCCCTACCCCTTCGGATGGATGGTGGGAGAATGACCATGATGGAAGAATGGGAAGGCGTTGTAGCCACGCTGCCGTGGATTCGGAAGTTCGCGATGGGGATGATGTGCCCGTTGCACGGAGCCATGCCTGACGAGCGCTGCGCCCCCGACCTGAAGTGCTGCTGGATGCGGGTTGAGTACGCCGAGTTGGTCATCCACGCGGACCTGGTTGGGGTTGACGAGGTGGGTGACTAGACCGTATGGTTAACTTATGGAATTCGGCGAACTGTTCAGAGCAAGACGGAAGCTGGCGGGGTGGACCCTGAGGGACGTGAGTTCGGCCCTGGGAATCAGTTCGGCCTACGTCTCCATGGTCGAGCGGGGGCTCAAGCTCCCCATGAGCGACGACCTCCTGGTCACCATGGCGAAGACCTGGGGCACAGACCCTGGCGAGCTAATCCAGGCAGCCGGCGCAGCCCGTGGGTTCTTCCGGGTTCCGGCTGACGGCGACGACCACAACGAGAAGATGGCCAGAGCCGTCATGAGGTGCATTGCATGATCAAGCCGGTAGCTGGCGAGGTATGGACCGACGGCAAGACGGACAAGGTTCTGATGCACGTCACCCACTTGGAAGGCCCCTCGGGTGAGTCCTGGCGGGTTGGTTGGGGTGACGGCGCTGTATTCCGCTACTGGCCTCCCGAGGCTGTGAAGGGTAGAAAGCGTGCAGAAGCCTGGCCCCCGAAGGGCTGGACCAAGCGAGGTTAGCGATGTTCGACCCGACCGAGATGACCGTGAAAGAAGCCATCCCAGCCCTTGAGGGGTTGAGCCAGGAGGACCTCCTCGGCGTTCGGATGGCAGAGATGGCCGGCAAGGACCGGGTCTCCCTGATTCGGGAGATTGACGAGCACCTTGAGGCGCTGATCGATGACCTCGTTGAGATCGTGGCCGAGGACCTCATCGACCCCGAGCCAGTCAAGGTGGTCGAGGTTGTGCCCACCATCTCGGTCAAGGACTGGTTCCGGCTGCCCAAGAGCCACCGGAAGATGTGGATTCGGGACGGCCGGACCTTCCGCAAGCGGTAGGTGACCACGGTTGTCGATCTCTTCGCTGGCGTCGGCGGGTTCACCCACGGGGCTAAAGAAGCGGGGGCGACCTGCCTGACGGCTGTAGAGCTTGCTCCAGCAGCAGCCGAGTACCACCACCTGAACCACCCCGAGGTGGACGCTGTGGAGGCAGACCTCTCCTCCTTCAGGGTGGACCGCCTGCCGGCTCACGACATCCTTCTGGCATCACCGCCTTGCACCGGCTTCACCCCGGCACGTGGGGCAGACAAGGCGGGGCACCAAGCCGCCAGGAAGCTATCCTGGGCCTGCGTGAAGGCCCTGAAGGCCCACCGCCCACCAGCAGCGATTGTCGAGAACGTCCCAGAGTTCCTCCGCTGGTCAGAGTTCCCAGCGTGGGAGACCGCCTGCGTCAGGCTTGGGTACTCAGTCTCGGGACACCTGGTGGACTCCGCCAGGTTTGGCGTTCCCCAGAACAGGGTTAGGGCCATCCTGGTTCTCACGCGGACCAAGGCCAGGCTGAGGCTCAAGGAGCCGGACCTCGCAAGAGTGTCAGCCGACCAGGCACTGAACTGGCACAAGGGGAGGTGGATCAGCTGGAAGTCGAAGCCGCTGAACCAGAGGGTTATGGACCAGATAGACTACGGACGTAGTCGCGGGTGGTTCAGGTTCCTCGCCCCCTACTACGGCTCTGGCTCCGGCCGTAGGGCTAGGTCCCCGAGCCTTCCGGTTGGGACCATCACCTCGTTCGACGGGTGGCGTCTGGTGTACGGGGAGCACTCCCGGATGATGACCCGGTCTGAGTACATCCTGGTTGCAGGGTTTCCTGAGAGCTACGTTTTACCGAACCGGAAGAACGATGTCGTTACGATGGTGGGTAAGGCCATTACCCCAGCGGTTGCGAAGTGGGCTTGTGAGGGGGTGATGAGTGCGTAGCAGCAGACGAGTCGGCGGAGCAAGAACCTGGGCCACAGCCGCCCAGGCTGAAGACCATCAGCGCGAAGCTCTCAAGCAGAAGCGCGGTGGCTCACACGGCCGGACACAGAGCGTTGTCCCAGAATTCAGAGATGAGAACGATCGCTACCTTTGGGAGCTAGCTCGCTGGAGGGCCGGCTCCTTTATCCGTGTCGGCTTCTGTAGCGCCTCAGGATGGATGGGGTCTGACGAGCGAGTCTATGTTGGGCACCCGGTTCACCCCGGGGCCCCCGTGTTTGAGGACCCCGACTGCTTCAAGGCGTTCAAGGCAGCGAATGCTGCCGGGTACATCGGCTGCACCCAGGTGGCCAACGCTGCCCCCTTCCGCATCACGAAGTACGAGGTCCGCAAGGTCATCCAGTCGAACCTGGACAAGTTGAACGTCGGGTTCGTCCGCTACCCGCACAAGATGAACAGGTCCAAAGTGTGGGTCTGCACCTTCCTGCATGAGGATGAGGTGGCGGACTTCCTGGCTTCGTTCAGGGAGTACGCGGCTGCGTCCATCAAGAAGATGAGCGCCGGGTTGGTGCCGTTCAAGCAGGACCTGATGAGGAACTTCCGGGAGATCAAATGAGCATCAAGAAGGGCGAGAAGGAAGACCCAGCAGCGGACATCCTCACTTCGGGCGACTACGACAACTTCACCCAGTTCGCTGAGGAGTACCTCAAGATTCAGACGAAGGCCGGCAAGCTCAAGCCGTTCAAGCTGAACCGGAGTCAGGTCATCCGGGAGACCCTCATCACTGAGATGGAGGAGGCCGGGCTGCCGGTGCGAGTGTGGGAAGCGAAGGCCCGCCAGCTGGGCTGCTCCACCCACGTCCAGGGCCGGATGTTCTGGAAGACCATCACCAACTACGACGAGGGTGCAATCGTTGCTGCCCACGCAGACCCGGCGGTACGGCAGGTCTTCACGAAGTCGAAGGTGTTCTACGACTTCCTGCCGGACCACATGAAGCCGATGACTCGGTACAACAACCTGTACGAGCTGGACTTCCGGGCCTCCAAAGGTAGCGGCGGTCTGCGGTCCAGGTTCGCTGTTACGACGGCGCGAGCGGTTGACGACATGCGCGGGTTCACGGCGCGTCAGGTTCACGCCTCAGAGGTAGCGTTCTTCAACGACCCCGAGTCCTTCTTCTTGGCGCTGCTTCAGGCGGTACCGGACGAGCCGGGCACCATGATCTACAGCGAGTCCACCTGTAGGGGCTCGGGTGACTTCCACCACAGCACCTACATCAACGCCAACGTGTGGTGGGACGAGATTCCGCCCTGGATGCCGCTGAAGCGGGCCTACCCCGGCCACCCAGACAGCACCTGGTACGCGCTGTTCACGCCCTGGTTCCTGATGGAGGAGTACACCAGGGACCTCCCGATGCCGGAAGCCGAGTACAGGCTGACGCTGGATCACGATGAGGTTGAGCTTCTGGAGCGGTTTGAGAGCTACGTCTCTCTGGAGAATCTCCAGTGGCGCAGAGAGACGCTCATCAGCAAGTGCGGCGGTTCGCTCGACCGGTTCCGTCAGGAGTACCCCAGCACGGACAAGGAGGCGTACTCCGCCACCGGCAGTCCGGCGTTTGATGGTAGGCACGTGGAGGCCGTTCAGGACCGTCACGGCTGCTGGTGCAGGGTCTGCAAGCCCCGGGGTCGGGTGGACCCTGGGACCACCGACTGCCCCGAGCATGAGTGGTACGACATCGTTGACGCGGCGGACACCGAGCGAGGCAGACACCGGCTGTTTACCAGCTTCAAGCCCGAGCTAATCGACGCCATGCCGGGCCAGGGGTCTATGTCGGTTTGGAGGCACCCGGAGAGCAGCAAGCGCTACGTCATCGGGGCCGACATCAGCAACGGGTCGCACGGCGGTGACTGGGACGTGGCCTCGGTGTTTGAACTGTCGAACATGGAGCAGGTAGCTGAGTGGCGCGGCAAGGCCGACCTGGATATCTACGCCGAGATTCTGCTGATGCTGGCCCTGCGCTACAACAACGCCCAGCTGGCCCCCGAAATCAACAACATGGGCGGCGGCATCGTCGCGATGCTTCGGCAGACCCAGTACTGGAACTTCTACCGGAGGCGGATCACCGACTCGCTGCGCGGGCCGACGTCACAGCTTGGCTGGAGCACGAACAAGCGGACCAAGCCCGAGATGGTGGGCTTGATGCAGAAGGCCCTGAAGGATGGGTACATCAAGATCCGGTCCCAGATGGCCCTGACAGAGATGCGGGCCTACCGGATGAACATCAGCAGAGATGCGTCCGGTGGCGACACACGGGTGGACATGTCTGCCCCTCCAGGCAAGCACGACGATGCCCTCATCGCCACGATGATCAGCAACGCGGTAGCCCACCACACCCCAGGGCACGGAGCAGCGCTGCCGAAGGCTGATCGGCCTCAGGCTTCGTCGGACCACAACCAGTGGACTGCGGACATGTGGGACAAGTACGAGAAGGCGCCGCAGTCCATGGCGGTCCGCCGGCTCAAGCGAGCTATGCGGAAACTGTGACGACCCGGTATTCCCGGGGCTGGCCGGTAGCCTCCAGGGCTCCGCTGCGGGACAGGTAGGAGATGGCTCCCCTGGCTTGGCCGCCGGTCAACTTCGTGCTGGCAACCACATCTCGGTAGCTGACGATGCCGTCGTTCTCCTTCACAGCCCACCTCAGCACGGTCTCGGAGGGTTTTTCGAAGAGGCCGGTGCGCTTGTCAACGTGGATGATCTCCCCGTCGGCGTCCACCTTGATGACCTTGCCGACCTTGCCCTTGCGGGGGGAGGGGTCGTCGCCGTCGTCGTGGACGTGGGTCCCAACATGGGCTGTCTGCCGGTCGCGCTCCTCCTTGCCGTAGAACTTCTTGCCCTTTAGCCCGGGGGTAGCGGTACGGCCCCACCATCCACGGGGGGTGATGTCCTTGGGGGCCCCATCAGCCGGCCACCATCTCTTGCTGGTAGCAACCTGGCCGCAGGTTCCGCACTGCGTGTCCCTGAAGCCGTCCTTCTTGGACTGCATGTACAGGTAGGCAGAGGTGTTGAGTTCCCACGCTGCGCCGCAGGAGGAGAAGGAGCAGATCATCGGGTAGATGGGCATCAGAAGTTTCCTCCGAAGGGTCCGCCACCGCCGCCGGCACCGGAGATTGGAACAGCCTGACCAGCCCCCGGACGGGGTCCTCCACCAGCCAACTCAGCCTCGCTCGGGGCCGGGAGACCCGGTCCACCACCACCTGAAGCACCAGCGGTGCCGGCGTTAACCAGCTGACCCAGCGGCGACATGAGCCCGCTGTTGGCCTGCCAGAGCGAGAAAGCCTTCTCCAGGTAAGAGCGCACCGTCTGGTCGTCAACCATGCCCAGTTGCGCCAACTGACCGAAGGTCTCCAGGGTCTTGTCGATGGTGGAGAGCAAGCCGATGTAAGCCTGGGCCTCCTCAGCCGGGTCCTTGCCGATGGCGCTGCCGGCCTCGATGTTGACGTCGTAGGAGGAGCCAACCTTGGACGAGTCGAAGGTCTCAAAGCCCTCCTGCCCAGACTCCCCGATGACCCGCATGTGCCGAGGCTCATCCCAGTACTGGGCAACCACGGACAGGAGCACGCGGGAGATGTCCTCCATAAACTGCTCAACAGCAGCGAGCCGAACGCCGGCACGGCTGTTGGAGCCCTGAGCAGCAACGGACACCTCGGTAGCCGTGGTGCCCTTCCGGCCCACGCCGCCCCGCTGGTAGACGTCTACGCCCGACAGTTCGTACATCATGCGCTGAAGGCCCTGAAGGACCGTCATGGTGGTGCTGGGCGGCGGAGCCTCAGGCAGGAGCATGACCACCTTGCGGATGTCGTCCGTGGCCACCGGAAGCTCGGCAACCTCCAGGTCGATGCCGCTCTCCAGTAGCGCAGTCAGCTGCCCGCCTTCCAGGGCTCCCTGGAGGGCGACGAACTTGCGCTTGCTGGACCTCTCGTGGTGGTTGAGCAGGTAGTTCCACTCCGTGTTCAGGCGGCTGCTCGGCTCCTGGATGATGGCCAGGTCGGCTGCGGTGGTGGTGTACAGCTTCCCGGGGATGCGAACGAAGGACAGGGTTCGGTAGGGGTAGCCGCTGATGTCCATCGGGTCGTTGATGTGTCGGAGCACGCAGTCCTTCGGGGACAGCCCATCCCGGGGCTTCACAATCCAGAGGATGCGGCGCTGCATCGTGTCCTTGACACGGGCCCAGTAGCGAATCTCGTAGACCATGACGTGGTCGGCCGCTGTGTCGGGCTGACTGTGTCGGTTGTGAGGGTCGTTCCCGGCCAGGGAGGTGGGGATGGAGTCCATCACCCAGGAGTCGGCCTCCAAAGCCTTGGGCACCTTGAACCGTCCGTCGTTCCGAAGGTCGTCAAGCATGAAGGGGATGCGCTCGGCGACCCAGGGGGCCTTGCGGAGCTTGTCGTAGCCCAGAGGGACCAGCAGGTTCCAGGGGGCGATGCGGTTGAAGACCGGCATGTCGTCCTCGGAGTCCGAGGCGATGGGAATGTCCACCTCTGCCATCATCCGAAGCAGGGTTCGCCGCTGCTGGTCGTCCAGCTGGGTCTCTTCAGTCCCCTGAGTCGGACCGCGTTCGTACTCATCAGCCATCAGGAAGGCGTCACTGTCGTCGTAGCTGACCTTGCCCACACCTAGGTTGAACAGAAGGGCGTCCAAAGCGGCCTCCTGTGTGGTCTCCAGAGCCCGAATCTCCCGCCACACGTAGTTCACGGTGGCCTCTGCCACCTTGGCGGTCTCCTCGTCACCCGGTCGGCGAGGCTTTGCCCGGATGTACGGGTTGGTTGAGACGATTGAGGGCAGGAGGGAGTTGGCCGTAGCCAGCAGGAAGTTGAAGTTGACCCCGCTCTCCGGCGTCACCAGCGAGTTGCGGTCGTGCTCCTTGAGACCCTCGTAGTCGGACAAGATGTCCCGCCAACGGGGGAGAATCTCCTCGTCAAGGAAGTCTTCGACAGCGCTAATCTTCTCGGCCCAAGCCGAGACTTCGCTTTCCGCAATGGGCATCTTTCTCTGTGTCATCTACGACTCCTGCTTGACAACGGGTGTGTGTTTTACCCTAACTAGGATTAGTCGCTGTGCGAATGGGTCGTCAGCGACAAAGGGAGATCGGAAATGACCGAGGCGGTTACCGACAACTTCGACGAGGCCCTTGGCAACGAGGACAACCCCGACGAGGCCGGCACTGACATCACGGACGAGACACCTGACGACACGGAAGGAGAACCGGATTATTCCGATCCGGTAGCTTGGCTAGACACCCAGGACAACGTCCCGGATGAGGTCAAGCAAGCGGTCAAGAATGGGTTCCTGCGGCGAAGCGATTACTCGCAGAAGACGCAGGCGCTAGCGAAGAAGCGTGACCTTGTTGACGAAATCCTGCTTCAGCGGGAAGCCGGCAAGGACAAGCCTCAGCCCCAGGTTGAGGAGAAGCCCCCGCCTTCATTGAAGGAGGGAGCCACGCCCGAAGAGGTGATTGACCATTACGTGCAGCAGGCCGTCCAGGCCAAGCTTGAAGCCCTCGGTATCAACAATACCGTCGAGCAGATGAAGCCCCTGGTAGACAAGCAGCGCGTTGTGGACGCTTACCGCGACTACGCAAGCGAGAACCCCGACCAGGACCACGCCACCCTTTCCGCAGCCGTCGGGCAAGTTCTCGACACCGATCCCGAGCTTGAACAGCTAGCCATTACGAACCCGCGAGCAGCGGTTCGTGCAGCAGCGCGCATCGCTTCTGCCGAACTCCGGGTCGCGAAGAGTAGGGCCAGCAAGAAGCGAAAGAGGGCTACAGCACCAGCTTCAGCCAGAGCTTCTACGTCTCGGGTAGCTACGGGGGGCAAGCGATTGACCCCCCTGGAAGCCGCGACGCAGGCTCTGAAGGAGCAGGGAGCCCTCTAGGGAGTCTGAAAATTGGCCGCCGTTACCGCCTCAATTGAGTTTGATCGGGTTTACTCGACAACTCTCGCTGTCCAGCGCGACGACGTCGCGATGGAGATCGTCCAGTCCAACCCCCTCCTCTGGCACATGTACCGCCAGGGCGCAGTCCAGTACGACGGTGGAACGGAAGTTCGCCAGCCGGTCGTCCTGGAAGAGACCGCCAACATCTCGGCGATCTCGACCTACGAGACCTTCGGCACCACGCCGGAAGACGGGCCCGACACGGCTCGCTACCCGACCTGGTACAAGAACCGCGCCTCCATCGTCCTGGACAACACCGAGTTGGCCCAGAACCGTGGCGCGTCTCAGATCGTCTCGCTCCTGAACAGCAAGCTCGCGATTGCGAAGATCAGCATGATCAACGACATCGCCCGCCAGCTGTACGCTGACAACTCCGCCCTCCCCAAGGAGATCAACGGCCTTCAGTCGGACTTCCTGGAGTTTTCGGCCGAGGCCGCTCAGACCGGCACGGTCGGCGGCATCAGCAAGGCTGGCTACGCCAACTGGCGCAACCGCTACCAGCAGATCACCGCCTTCGGGACGGACGGACTGGACCAGTGGGAGCAGCTGTACATGGAGTGCTCGCAGCGGGGTACGCACCCCGACATCATCCTGACCGACCCCGCCGTCTACCGCTTCTTCAAGCGGACGGTCGCGGCCAACCAGGCTGAGCGCGACAACGCCATGTGGGACCAGGGTTTCCACAACCTCCTCTTCGAAGGTACGCCCGTCGTGCCCGACTACGAGTTGGACGGAACCGGTCAGACGTACATGCTGACCACGACCGGAAAGCGCGGAGTCAACGACTTCAACCTGAAGCCCGAGTACTTCACGGTCCCCGGCAAGAACCCGCTGGCCAAGGGCAAGCACACCGGCATCGGCCTCGGCCTCGCGATTCTGTCGCAGGACGATTTCCGCATGACGGACTTCATGACCCCGCCCAACGCTGACACCATCCTCGCCCACTGCTACCTGTCGTGCATGTTGGTCACTGCGTCCGAAGGACGTCAGGGCTGCTCGGACTTCAGCGGCACCGTCCAGTTCTAGGAGGACAAAATGAGCTACACAGACATTGGGTCTTACCCGCAGCGAATTGACGCTGTGGTCATCTGGAACCCCACCACGAGCACCGACCTCCTCTACCGGGGCGACGTTGTGCAGATCGAGGCGGAGACCATCGCCAACCTGGACGGCGCGAACGCGCAGGTTCCGGTGGTCGATTCGTCCTCGCCCGAGACGCTCAACATGATGTGCGGAGTTGTCCTCGGCACGGCGAAGAAGTTCACCTACCGCGACCAGGAAGAGGTCCCGGTTCGGGTTCTCGGCGTTGTCGAGGCCCTGGTGGACGGCGGAACCGTGGATGTGGATCCGCAGGACCACCTGTACATTCAGGACGCCTTGCACGGCCTCATCGCGAAGGCGGCTGAGCCGGACCTGGTTACGCCGGCTCCGGCGGCCCTCGCGGCCTCGGTCCCCACCGACCTCAGCACGACGATCACGGCCGTCACCGAGATCATGACCGACATCGACGCGATGAATCTGATCCTCCAGGACCTCATGGACATGAAGGTCTGCAAGGCGATTGCAATTGACGAGGACGACGACGCCGTTGGGACCCGCTCCGGCGCGGCCTCGACGCTCTCGACCGTCTTCTTCAACGGCATCGCCCAGTTCTAGGAGGACTCCATGGTCGCTATCCCACAGCACATCGATCGGCAGGTCTCAGAGACCCGTCCGCACGGTGTGTCCATCCTCCAGGACTTCGCAGTCCACCTCCAGTTCGACGTGGACGGGGTCTTCATCCCGCTCCTGTTGGCCCTGGATTCGGACTACTACATCGAAGAAGCCTGGTTCCTGCCAAGCGAGGTGGCTGATGCCACCACGGTCACGCTGACCCTGAAACAGTACCTCGCGGCTGCTGACCAGAGTCTGGACCTGATGAGTTCGGCGGTTGCTTCGACGGCCTTCGTCATCAACGTCCCCGTGGACTTGGGAGTTGACCAGAACCAGACCCTGGTTGACGGCAACTACCTGTGCATGGACGTTGCCGTTGCCACGGGCGGCGACATCTCCGGCGTCGTTCAGGTCCGCTACCGCCGCAAGGCGTAAAGAACGGGGGGCCCGGCTGTCCTCTGTGCCGCTCCTCACCCCACCGGGGAGCGGCAGGTCCCCCATCCTCCGGGGACAGCCGGGCTAACCCCATCCTCCGCTAGGATGGCCGCATGATCCGTTCTGAGATCCGAACAGCCCTCCAGCGCAGACGCTCTGATTACAGCCACACAGCTGCACAGCTGAACGACTGGATCGACCAAACCGAGCGGGACATGTACTCGCGCCGGGCATGGTCCTTTCTCCGCAGAGAGGTCACCCTCGCCTGCCACCCTAAGGACGACACCTCCTACACTGCCGCAGTGGTGGGCTCCATCACGAACCAGGGGACCACGTTCACCATTACCGCAGCCAACGTGTCCCCAACCACCTGGGGCAAGCGGCTGCTGATTGATGGACGCATCTACCGGGTTGTGAACATCCGAACCAGCGGCTCCAACCGGGTGTGCCGGATTGACCGGCCCTTCGAGTCGGCGACCGACAGCTACGCCGCAACCATCATCTACGACGAGGTGGCACTGCCGGCGGACTGCGAGTCCCTAATGCACGTCACCCTGGTGAACGCCAACGCTTCACCTCTGAACATCACGTCCATCGCTCCCCAGCAGATGGCCTTCGGGGACAAGGATGTATTTGGTCAGCCGACCACCTGTTCCATCGTGCGACGTCAGCCCATCCCGGCCCCGCTCGCAGCGCCCACCCTGGCGGATGACGCCACGGGCTCAACCCCCGCTGCCGGCGTCTACACCTACTGGGTCGCCTACCGGGACCACCAGACCGGCGCTGTCTCCGCGTTGTCGCCCTCAGGGTCGGTCACGGCTGCTGGGGGCCAGGTGGACGTTACGCACGCTGGACGGCAGGATTTCTACCTGAACTTGTACCGGTCCCGCGCCGGAGGCTCTGTCCCCTACCTGGTGACCGAGTACAACGAGACGGCGCTGTCCACAGAGGCTGACGTCGTTGCGAACGAGGAGCTTCGTGGCAGGGCCCACGAGGGTGGCACCTCGGTGTGGATGGGGCTGTACCCGGCCCCCGACTCCACCTACGCCTTGAACATCATCTACCAGGCTGAGGGCAAGCCTCAGAGCGAGGACGACCAGGTCCCTCTGTTCGGGCCGAGCTTCTGCTCTGTTCTGTTGGACGGGGCTGAGATGATGATGCTGTCGGCTCACGACGAGCAGGGGCGGGCCCAGTCCGCTCAGCAGCGGTACGAGCTAGGCATCCAGCGGATGATTGCCCGCGACCGCTCGGACAAGCACCACACCGCAGTGATTGGCGGTAGGTCCAGGGTGCGGGGACGCCAGACTGCGTGGTACGGCGCAGTCCTGCCGGAGGTCTAAGTGGCCAAGGCCAAGGGCAAGAGTCAGGTTTTTGAAGCCCTCAACCTTGGCATCGACACCCGTGTCTTCCAGCCGGAAGGCAGGGCGTCGGACGCTCAGGGCGTTGTGTTCTCCCAGAATGGGGAACTGGTCAAGGCCAGGGGGATTCAGCCGTTCGTAGGGACCTGGGACACCACCCCGAACCCCTTCACCACCAACCCGGTGGTTGGGCTGGGCGTCTTCAATCACCACGGCCAGACCGACATCCTGGTGAACTACGACGACACCATCGCCGTGCTTCGGCAGGACGGGCTCACCTCCGGGACGTACACCAGCGTCAGCGGCAGGTTTGTGGCGACCAGGCCCCGGGACGCCCACCGCTTCATTCAGTCCGGCGACATCTGCATCATCACCAACGGCATGGACGAGAACCTGAAGTGGGACGGAGAGAAGTTCACCCCGCTGGGCATCTCGGCCACACCCCCTCCGCCCTCGGTCATTACCGACGCTGACGGCAAGCTCTGGACCGGCGGCGACCGCACGGGCGAGTTCTGGGAGGGGCGGTACATAGAGGGCAACATCGACGCCAACACCAAGTACCTGTACCGGCTGACCTGGGTGAACGACAAGGGCCAGGAGTCCGAGGGCGGGAACGAGAGCAACGCGGCGATCGACGGGGCTGAGGACGACGTCACGCCGGGTGACGAGGTTTCCCACCACGTCATCCTGGTGGCGGAGCTAGCTTCTACCCCTCCCACAGCGGACATCGTCGGCCGAGCCCTCTACCGGAGCACCGACTCTGGGCAGACCTGGTCGTTCATCGCGTACCTGCCGGGCACCTCCACCAACCACTACTGGGACTACACCCAGCCCGGGACAGAGGCCCCCCTCCTCCTGCCCATCGCCGGAACGAACAAGCCGCCCCCGGTGGTGAAGTGGGCGTTCCCGTTCCGTACTCGCACCTACTACGGCGGGGACGTGGACAACCCCACGCTCCTGTTCTACTCCCGGCAGGACGGGATGAAGGAGGCTGTCTCTGCGGCCAACTTCATCGACACAGGCGGCAGCGATGGCGAGTCCATCTCAGGCTGGGCCCTAGCCCGGGACTTCGCACTTATCTTCCGGCAGCGCAGCATCTTCATGCTGACGCACGACAAGTCCGAACTGCCCATCCTGACGCCGATTTACCACGGTGCTGGAGCGGTCTCTGACCGGGCCATCGCGACCTTCGACGGCAAGGTCTACTTCATGTCGGAGGACGGCATCTACGTCACCGACGGAAGCAAGACCAGCCGCATGAGTGCTGAGTTGGACAAGAAGGTTCAGCGGCTGCCACGAGCCACCCTTGCCGACACGGTCGCCTGGACAGACACCCGCAACCGGATGGTCATGTTCAGCGTGTGCCCGGGACCCGGCGTGGAGAACTCTGAGGTGTGGGCCATCTACACCGACACAGGGGCCTTCACCCGCCTCACCGACATGGGTGTGTACTCAGCCATCCACTACCGCGAGGAGACGCTCGTCGGCTTCGACAGCGACCTACCCTACCCGCTCAACGACGTTGGGATGTGGGACGTTCAGGGGACGGTCAGGGCTGACGGTTACCCCGGAGCCTTTGAAACACGGTGGCTGACGCTGGGGGACCCCGAGGCTGGCAAGGATGTCTGGCGGGTTGACGTCATCTACGTCCAGACCGGCGACATCACCATGACCGTGGGGTGGTCCACGGACTGGGACGACCGTACCACCGCCGGGACCGACACCCTCGACCTCGCTGACGCTGACGCGACCATCTGGAACGAGGGCAGCTGGGGCACCGGCACCTGGGACAAGGCCAGGGTTCGCATCGCACGGGTGGACGTGACCGACGCCTTCGATATCAAGTGCATCCGCTTCAAGCTCTCCACACCCACCTCAACCAAGGGCTCCACCCCCTTCCGGCTGGTTGCCCTCCGCATCCACTACGCCGACCACGGCATCCGGGACTACGGAACGGACCTGCCGACATGATGCAGAAGTTGCTGGAGCGGGCCGAAACGGCCATCGCAGAACTGGACCTCGGGGTCAGGTACTCGCTGTTCGCCACGGAGCCCCTCATCCCGTTGAACCAGGCCCTGGCCCAGACGGGCGGGGCTAGGATGACGGAGCTAGACGAAGGGCAGCTGGCAAGGGCTGTGCGGTTCCTGGAGGGCGAGGTCGAATGAGGTACGTCCGCAAAGAGGTGTTCAGCGACGACATGCTCGGCGACGCCGACGCCTTGATGCGCGAGTTCTACAGGGCGCAGGGAGCCATCCACGACATCGATCAGGACATGATTGCCGACACCGTCGTCAACCCGGGACACCTGGTCCGCCCCTCCGCGTCGCTCCGTGGGGCCACGGTCACGCACGACTCGGGAGGCAGCCTCCTGGCCGTACAGACCAACGCGCTGACCATCTCTTCGGTGGAGACAACCTGGGTCTCCAACGCCACCCCCGTCTCGTTCACCTCCTACGCTCAGGGGAGGTTTCGGGTGATTGCTGACGGCCAGTACAGCGGAGGTGTGGGACCCGCCAAGTTCGACGTGCGAGTCATCGTGGACGGCAGGCCGGGCAGGGTTGTGACCTTCAGCCTTCCCGACTTCGGGGCAGCGGCTCCCGACTGCGGGTTCTTCATCGACGACAGCTTCCTGCTCACGCCAGGGGCGCACGAAGCCTACGTCCAGGTAAGGGAGCGGTCGGCTGCTGCCGGGTCTGTCAGCGAGGTTGACCTCTACGTGATTGGGATCGTCCGATGACCTACCCGCTCACCAACGACATCAAGCCCGGGGATGCGCTCACGGCTTCGGACCTGGACACCAATTTCGACGACATGTTCACGATGACGGATAGCATCCAGACCCACCAGTTCCGTCCCGGGTCTGTGGTGTACCGGACTGTGTCTGTTGCGGTGGACGCTTACAAAACCATCCAGCAGGTAGACCAGGGCGCGGGGACCATCACTGCGGCTGGCTTCGTAACTGCCGACACAGCCTTCGACCTGTTCGACGGTGAGGGCGTTCTGGTCATCGCCAGGGCCAGGATTAAGGCTTCGGGGGCCTCCTCAAACTGCACCCTGGGCATCACGGTAGCCGGGGCCAGCGTCACCTCCAGGCTGTGGTCGTTCGCCGCCAACACCATCATGACCGGCACCATCGGCTGGTACTACGAGTTCGTGGACGCCACAGCCAACCACGAGAACATCCGGCTTGAGGTGGTTAGCGGGTCCGCCTTCGAAGTTACGAGTGGAACAATCACCGTCATGGGCGTGAACCGATGAGTAGCTACTCAACGCCAGCCCTGGGAGCCACGTTCGACCCGGCCGAGGTCCAGAGCCTGTTCGACGACTTCGAAACAGCGATCAACGACCTCGATGCGAACAACTTCGCCAAGTCCACGAACATCTCGTTCAGGGAGATTCACCCCGGGGCACTGGTGAAGGAGCACGTCTCGGAAGGAGAGGGGGCGGCCGTTATGTTGGCGACGGTCCCGGGGACCACCACAGCCAGCCCGTTCCCCGACCACGGGGGCGACTTCGATATCCCCGACACGGGAATCTCCTTCTTCGCGGACGAGGTGACCAACTGCGAATGGGAGTCGGTTGTCTCTGTTGAGAAGGTCCGAACAGACGGCCTGTGGGACGACGCAACAGCCCCAGGGACGGTGACGCTGAACGCTGTGTTGAGCGTCTATCTCAACGGAACAGTGATCAACACACCCAACCTCACGGTCTCAAACAACTACATTGAACTCACGGTGCCTGATCACGCCGGGTTTACACTTCAGGCTCAGGGCGTGGCCACCCTGGTCGAGGGCTTGAACACATTCCACGCCACCCTAAGTCTGTCAGGGACAACTACCGGGAACACCCCCACGGGTAAGGACGACTACTTTGTTCAGTTCTTGGTATTGGGTAGGCTGAATCGCGTCACGGTGGTTCGGAGGTAACTAATGGCTGCTTGGGGCATGAGTAAGGAACTAAGCTCCGCGTTCGGCCCCAGTGCCGACCGTGGCTTCAACCCGCAGGACGAAGACCTCCTTCGTCGTGAGTCTGTGGCTCGGGAGGTTGGGCGAAACCAGCTTCTCCAGGGCGCAGAGGCCCGACGAGGTGCCCCGGTAGCCATGCCGGGGATGGTTCGCGGGGCCGACCTCCAGCGGCAGAACTCCTTCCAGGCATCCCTCGCTGGCGCGATGGCTGGCGTTGGCCACCGGGCCGCATCAGCCCGGACGCAGCAGATGTTGCAAGACCGAGCCGCCTTCGTGGACGCCAAGCTCCGGGAGCGGCGGGCCTACGAGATGGCGTTGGCCCAGGCCCAGCAGCGAGCGGCTCAGTACGTCGGCGCTGTGGGGCGTCGAACGGTCGGAGGAGTCCGGGACTACATGTACGAGAACCCGCCCGAGGGCCACTCCTCCATGCCGGACGGCCGGTGGGTCAGGACCCCCACTGTAACGCCGGAGGGAACCTCCGAGGAAATCTGGGGACCGTCCAACCAGTACCCGGCCTCCATCCAGAGAACGGACGAGGAGTTGAGGACGCTTTGGGGAGGTGAGTAATGGGCGCGAACCAGCAAGTCACCAGGGAGTACGCCTGGAGAGCTTCGGACCCCGAGCAGGGCGGGACCTTTGCCGGCGCGTTGCACAACGCCGAAACCGGAGCCTACCTAGCTGACCCTCAGCAAATTTACGACTGGTACGTCCGGCCAGAGCTTCAGTCTGAGTACCGACGGGCCCTCAGCGCTGGCCAAGGTCTGCACGAGAATGCCATGAAGGCGGCCAGGTTCCAGAACCAGAAACGATCCGGCTCTCTCGGGATTGGCGGGGCAGCGAGCGCAGCGCTTGAGGCTGGGTTTGATGATGAGGCAGGGCGACGGCTCTCAGACGCTAAGACCCAGGCGCGAGGTCAGTTTGAGACCTGGTTGTCCGACCCGGCGCGGCTCTCCAAGCTGCGCGAGTACGAGTCCAGGGTGTACGAAGGTTTGAACCGCAAGGAGCGCGAGGCCAGGTCCATCAACCAGGGCATCTCCCTCGCCGGGAACACCATCGGCGGTATCTTCTCCGCCATCCCGGGCCTCAACCTCATCGGCTCCGGCATCCAGATGGGCGAAGCTCTGCGTACCGGCATCACCTCAGCGGTCATTGACTCTGAGGCTAGAAAGGGCAGGCGGCAAGCTAGCCGCAGGCTTTCAGGCGACCTGAAGCAGGCTGACTTCAAGTTCGGCAACATTGGCTCGGGCCCCCAGGGTTACAACCTCCAGACATCTGGAGCGGCAACCCCGCGCAAGGCGAGCAGCTTGTTCAAGGATGACTTCGAAGAGGCGCTCCCGGGCTCCCAGAACCTGTACGGCGGCTACTAGATGGGCAACTTCTACGGAGACGGAGCCAGCAAGTACGGCCCCTCGCTGGGCGCAGGCGGTGCCTTTGAGGGTGCCCTGAGCGGCATCGCTTTCGGCGAGCGGCTGATCGAGGCCGAGCTTCGTCGCAAGGCCATGCGCCAGAAGATGGTCCAGGACCAGCAGCGCCTCGGCTACGAGCACGACCGTCTCATCATGGAGAAGGAGAAGCAGGACATGCTCCTCGCTTCCCTCGTGGGAGGGGCGGGGCAGCCTGACGCCTTGGACCAGATTCTGGGACAGTCGGGAGGCGGCGGAGGCGGCCGTTCGGGTGGTAAGCGAACCATTCAGGGCCGTGGTGGCTCTGCCGGCTCAGACGGATGGGTTGACTCCCGCACCGGACTAGAGCGTGGCGCTCCCACCCCGGAGGAGGTTGGGCGCAGGGCCGAGGCCCAGCACACCCTCTCCACCGTCGGGCACGGTGAAGACATGCGCGTTCCGCGTATGGAGCGGGACCGAATCACTGCCGGCGAGGCCGAAGTTCGGAACCGTGAGCTTGAGGAAGCCTTGGCGGCTAGGGACGCTTTCCAGCCCCGGAGCAAGGACTACTTGAGCGAAGAAGACAAGCTGTGGCGTAACGCCGACACGGCCGAAGCCCCCCGCTCCTACGAGGAGGCGGTGGCTGGCTCTGGGTACGGCGTTGCTGGTGAGTCTGTCCGAGGTGGCGGGCTTGAGGGGGAGCGCGTCCCGATGTCGGACGACGCTCTCCGCGACGCAGCGCTTCTGCTCGCCGAGGCTGAAGCCAACCGAGAGAGCGAGCTTGCCACTGCCGTTGCGGCCGAAGGCCAGATCCCAATCAAGGAGGACCAGCCGGTCGCCTCAGCTGGTGGCAGAGCCCGCGACGCCAAGCACGAGGAACTCATGGCGACCATCGCGGCCGACGACTTCGACCCCTACCGCCTGGAGGGCGAGAACCAGCCCATGTCACCGCTGGGCGAAGCTCTGTACGAGGGGCAGCTGGCTGCTGGTGCGGCCGGACGGCCCAGGTCCGCAGACCCGCAGACGGAGATTCAGAAGGCCCTCGGCCACCGCAACGTGGGTGCCGAGAAGCTCGGGTACGAGCCCTCCAAGGTCTTGTCGCAGGGCGAGATTGCGATGCTGAAGATTCCCCGCGTCGCCAAGATGTTCGGCCTCCGCCCGGACGAGGTTGACGGCCTGATTCAGGACAACGACGCCTTCCGCACTGCGCTGTCTCGTGACATTGCCGAGCAGGAAATCCCCGAAGATCGTAGCGAGCGACTCACCGTCTTCAGGAACCTGATTGAACAGGTCAACGTGGACCCGAAGACGGGCAAGCCCCGCATGTCGGACGAACAGATGGACCGGTTCGCCGAGGGGTTGATGAACGCCCCGACCGAGGTGGCCAACAAGGCCATCAAGAGCCTGGAGACCACCGTGGGCACCCTGGAGAAGGCCCTCGCCAACGTCCAGGTGTCGATCAACCCGAACGAGCGGGCCCGCATTGCGAAGGACATGTTTGGGGAGACGGTCCGAGAAATGCGGACCTACGCCGCCGAGATGACGGACCTGGACCAGAAGCTGGCAGACCCGACGATCAGCGCAGAGGACAAGGCAGAAATTCGGGGCAGACTCGTTACGCTTCAGGACAAGTACGACAAGGCTGAAGCCTCCCGCATCGGCCTTGAGGCTCTCGCCTACAGCCTCCTCGGCGGCAAGGTGCCCACCGGGTACTTCGACGTGTCGGACGACGGTGGGGATGGCGACGCCGGCGATGGCCGAACCCTGAACGACGAAACCTTCGGAGCCGTCACGGAGCAGGAGGCTGGGTTCATTCGTCGAGCCCGAGCCGGAGACTTCTCTGACGAGCAGATCCAGGCGGAACTCAGCAAGAAGCGCGGTGAGGCCGTCGAAATCATCGTGCCCCCCGAACTGAGCGACGCGGAGATTGAGGCGATGCCGAAGGCTGAACGTCCCGCCGGACGCAAGCTGCCGGAGTCCTACACGGCTCCCCAGCCGACGCCACCGGAGGAGACCGTCATCGGCAAGACCAGGGCCAGTCTGGTTGACCGACACAAGCCGACCGTGACACGTCGCAAGGCGGAGCTTCCGGTTCTCTCGGAGCGGCTCCAGGGTGCAGCAGCTAGCTCCAACGTGGAGGAGGCTCGGTCGGTTGAGATGGCGGCGGCCGACGCCCTGACGGAACTTCAGCGAATCCAGGGCGAGGCGATGCGTACCACCGGCCTGCCGTTCACGGGCGATCTGTCCAAGTCGATCGGGGAAGCCCGAGACCTGCTGGAGCGAGCCAGGCGAACCAGGGAGGCCCTGGGTGGCGGCGATATGGGTGCCGTCAGGTCGGGGGATGACGACCCGCTCCCGTTCGGCGAGGACCTGGAGCGAGCGGCCAAGGGCGTCCTCCCTGACTTCATGGTGCCGGACCTGTAGTGCCCAACATCGAGGATATGTGGGAGGAGACAGCCACCCCACAGCTGCCGACCACGGAGTTGGCCATCGACCCCACCCCGATGGGAGGCACCGGAAACATCGGCGACCTGTGGGACGAGCCGGAGGCGGCAGAACCCCGGGCGGAGCGCCGCCCCCCTCGCCAGAGACCTGAACCCAGGGCGGCACAGGCGCGGGAAATCGGCGACCTGTGGGACGAGCCAGATACGCCGGCTCAGGTGCCTGCTCCAGAGTACGGCGACGACCCGCCCGACACCCTGGACGACTCCATCCTCACGGACTCGCTGCCCATCATCGAGCCGGAGAAGCGTCAGCCCGCCAGCCAGGCGTGGGTCCAGGCCCGCACCAAGTACAACCGCCTCCACAGCCCCGTGGAGAAGGTGGAGGTCCTCGACGCCTGGATGTCGGAGTACCTGCCGGCGGAGCGCAGGCGGGCGTACAAGGAGGCTGGCGAGCCGGGGGAGCTGCACGGTCTGTGGAAGTTCCTGGACCGTGTGGACAAGTGGACTGACCGCATGTCCAGGGCTGGGCCCATCGCCCTGTGGGAGGCCCGCAAGAAGTATTTCGAGACCGGCGAGTACGTCGGACCCAAGGAGATGTGGGGCCTCCTCCAGGACTCCTGGCGGAACGACCGGGGCGACCTGGAAGACGGCACCCGGGCCCTGAAGGCCCTGAAGTCGTACACCTCCAGCATCATCGGGATGCCGGGGGCCACCATGAGGGGTATGTCGGAGGCCGACTTCCTCGCTCAGATCGAGGCAGACACCGAGGCCGACTTTGCCTCCATGGCCTCATGGATCGACAAGAGCGGCATCGGTCGGCCCATCACCTCGGTTGGCATGGCTGGCCTGGCTGTCGGCTCTCAGCTGATTTGGGGAGGTGAGAACTTCAAGTCCATGATGGAGGCCCGCAGCGCCATGATGGAGCAGGAGGCTTACGCCTCAGGCGAGGCCATCATCGGGTTCGTGGGCCTGGCTACGATCAGCCACCTCAACGCCCTCGGCGGCAAAGGCATCGCCAAGACGGTGGGCACCAGGGGCACCCGCTTCGGCAGCGACGTCGTCACCCACTCCCTCGCCCAGGAGAAGGCGACCCTCAAGGGAATCATGGACGCCCAGGGCGGCATCCTGGACAAGGGGATGATCTCCCTGCGTGAAGCCTCAGAGGCCGGCGACTCGATCGACCCTGCCATGGGGCGCATCATCGAGACTCTGGCTGACGACCCCGTCCTGGACGTTGTGGCCAAGCAGGAGGTGGACGAGTACCTCACCGAGCTTGCTGAACTGACCCGCGTCAGGGACGAGATGGTTGCTGCCGGCGGCGATGCTGGGGCGGCGGATGCCAGCCTCGCCAGCCTTCAGGCCGACATGATCGAGAAGCTGTCGGGCCACGTTGACTCCTACAAGCAGCGCGCTCCCGCAAGGATGGAGGCGAACGTCACGGCCCAGGTCGAGGCTCGCTACCTGGATGCGGTGGACACCGCCTTCCGGCACGAGGTGCCGCTGTACGGGGCCGAGTCCATCAACGTCCTAAACAAGCTCAAGCACGGCGCTGTGTTCGAGGCCGCTCTGGACGGCGCTGCTGAGGCCGTGGGCCTGTCCCGGGCCGAGCTTCTGGCCAAGACCAAGAGCGGCGACAACGTCATTCTGTCCGAAGCCCTGGGTGCCATGGGCGTCAACGCTGGGGACCTGCCGGGCCACGAACTGAAGGCCGAGGCTCTGTGGGCTGAGTTGATGCGGCAGGGGCACCGCGACAAGAAGCTGCTCAAGGACATCGACTTCAAGCTGACCGGCGAGGTTGACGAGTACGGACACCTGGTCGTTCGACCCGAGGACGTGAAGATCACCTGGCAGACCCCGGCGGAAGCGAAGGCCGAGCTTCTCGAAGCCGGCATGGTGATGCCCAAGGACAGCGCTATCGGCCGAGCCATGGCTGCTCCGGGCCAGGAGTTGATCGAAGCTGTCGCGAAGGTGTCGGGCAGGGGTGACGAGTTCGCCAGGACCCAAGCGTTCCGCCAGCACAAGATGCTGTCTGCCAGCGATGCTCTGGGCCACAAGATGGCCTACGCCGCGTTGTCGAAGTTCCCGCCGTTTGTCGAAGCCATCACCCGCAACGCATGGTCCATCGGCAGCCCCCGCAAGGTGACCCACTTCTACGGTGGCACCGAGGCTGCGGTTAGGGGAACTCCTCGCCCCAAGATTCTGTCCCGTCGCAGCATCCTGCACCCGGCGAAGTTCGCTCGGATGGAGGCCAGGACCCGGGCCCAGCACGTCACCCGTGGCGTGGACCGCGAGCGTCTCGGCCTGTTCGTGCAGCGCGTGTTGGCCATCTCGAAGGACCCCAGGATTCAGAACCTGGCTGTCCTGTACCGGGAGATGGGCTGGACGGACGAGCTTACGGAGCAGCAGATCATCGCTCTGGCCCACCTGGAACGGGTGGAGCACATCGTCTCGCAGTCCGACCTCGGCCGGAACCTGGACGAGATTGCGATGGACACGGCCAACGTGTCGGACGACGAGATGCGGTCCATCATCTCCGGCCTTCGGACGGTGCTGGACCCTGATTCTCCGAACCCCAATCGCCCCGCCGCGTTCCCCGACACAGCGCTGGCCGGCGAGGATCACCTCCAGGGCATCACAGCCATCGTAGGAAGCGTCGTAGACGAGCTTGAAGATGCCTACCGCAACGGAGGAGCAAAGAAGCGCAAGAAGGCTCTGAGGGCCGTTGCTGTGCAGACCGGTGTTATCCGCCGCGCTCTGACGGATGTGCTGACGAAGGAGCACGAACTCAGCCGCATGATCAAGGGCTGGGAGCAGGCGGCTCCGATGTTGGAGGAGGGGAAGGAGCTTCGCACCCTCCGCAAGTCTCTGCTCGGCGCTGTTCGCGGGAAGTGGGACGAGGACGCTCCGCTGGAGGATGTGGTCCGCCGTATCCAGGAGCTTCAGGCCAGCTACGACAGCAAGTACGGCGCTGTCCACGGGGAGCTTGCTGCTCTGCGGACTGGTCTGCCGCCCGGCGGCAAGTCCACCTGGGCCCAGCACCGAACCAACCTCCGCGACAGCATGGCCGCGAGGTTCGGGGACGAGCAGGTTGACGAGCTTGTCATGCCGCTGCTGGACCAGCGCGCGAAGACATGGGCTTCGTACCACGGCGTTCACCCGGACCAGGCCGACGCCTGGTACGCCAAGACCATCCGCGACTTCCAGACTGCCGAGACTTACGACGCCTGGGACAAGGGTCAGCGGGCTACCGGCCACAACACCGAACTCAGCGCGGAGACCTCAGGCGGCATGTACAGCGCCCTGGAGGTGAAGCTCCAGGACTTCCCGAAGCCGAAGGCCACGGTTCAGGAGGTACTCGGGTTCCTTCGGAAGCAGGGAGTGAAGCAGGAAGAGTTGGACGACATGTCCTTCTTCGCCTCGCTGGACCCCGGGACGAAGGTGACCAAGGCCGAAATGCTGGAGGAGTTTGAGCGCAGCCAGCGTCCGTGGACCGAGCACATCCGCACTGACAACGTCGCCGTCAAGACCGCCAAAGAACGGCAGCTAGCCTCAGAGCTTGAGGTTTTGAACAAGCGCATCGCCGAACTGGAGAAGGAGGCCGACCCGGTTGACAACATTATGGCCCTGCTCGGCGGCCCCGAAGAGGGTGACGAACTGACCCCTCTGTACCGCCAGCGAGATCGGCTAGCCGCTGACCTGCGGAACGAAGCGTCTGTCGCCACAGAGAGTCGCAGGTTCGAGGATGTGTTCAGGAGCGAGGTTGCAGAGGAGGTTGGCGACAGCCTCTCCTGGGTCGAGCGCATCTCGCCAAGCTCAGGCCCACCAGACCTGTTCGGCGACATGTCTGCCGGCGGTTTCGAGGTTCGGTACGTGCATCGCGGGAACGCGTTCGGGGAGACCCTCTCTGCGGTGGATGAGCCTGACGCCTTCGCCGCGTTCGACGGGCTTATGCAGGGGCGTGATCGGTACGACCACAAGCCGGCCCAAGATCGCACCACCCGATCGAAAAACGCCTGGACCCGAGAGGGGGACCCGGATGGCGGCACCGGCTACACGGAGCGTGTCTACACCCTCGACGAACTGAAGGAGGGGGAGGAGACCTTCACGACCGGCCACTTCGTCACGGACGAGAACGTCTTTCTGCACATCCGGTACGACTTCGTGACCGGCGCAGACGGGAAGAAGGAGCTTCGTCTGATTGAGGTCCAGAGCGATTTGCACCAGAAGGGGCGGAGCACTGGGTACGGACCTACCAGGTATGAGACGCCGGACGACATCAACTCCAGACTGGATGACATCAGGTCGGACCCAGACTTTAGTCAGCTAACCCGATTTGAGCAGGGAGAGTGGGCCAGAGTCACCTCCGATGAGATGTTCGACCACCTGGATGCCATGGGGGACTTTGAAGACGCTGGGTCCATCTTCGACGTTTTGGTTGATCAGCTAGACATGACCCTCGACACCCAGGCCAGGAATGCCACCAAGCGACTGGTCGCCAAGTACAGCCGGCCAGGCACCGGTAAAACCAATAAGGGCCTCCCCTCGGCCCCCTTCAAAAAGTCCTGGCGAGCCTTCGCCCTGAAGCAGGCTGTGAAGGCCGCTGTGGAGGAAGGTGCGGAACGTGTGTTGTGGCTGTCCGGGGATGAGGTAACCCGCGCCCGCAGCGCCAACGCCAACCTCGCCCGCATCACTTACGACGAGGAGCTGCCGAGGGCTGCGAAGAAGCTCTACAAGCGGCACGGAGCCAGGCCCCGCAGGGGTCGGCCCGCGTTGGGCGGGATCAAAGAGAGGCTCCGAGGGGAGGGGATCGACATCAGGCCCGAGGACAAGTTCATCCTGATGGAGGATGGTTCGTCCGAGATTTACTCCGTGGCTAAGAGCAGGGACGAAGCCGTTCGGCACCACGACGAAGCGTTCCGTGTGGATATCGACGCTCCCGAGGGGGCTATTGAAATCATGCCCCTGGAGGAGGGGTTGGCCAGGTGGGCGAAGGCTAACGGCATCCCCTCAAGCCCTGTGGGTAACCACATCCTCGACCTCACCCCCGAACTCAGGGCGTCCGTCTCAGACAAGGGGCAGACACTCTATAGCGCTGCCTTTGACGACTTCAAGGCGGTCCAGTCCGACGTCATCCGCGCCATCGGCGACACGGAGGACCTGCTCCGGGACATCGAAGCCCAGGTGGCGAAGCTGGCCCCCTACGAAGCCAGAGCCAAGACCGCACGCAAGAAGGTGGACCTGAAGAGGGCCGCGATTGGTGCAGTCCGCGAAGCCCGGGAGATGCGGGCAGCGGTTGCGAAGGCTCGTGCTGCTCGGGGTGGCCTCTCTCTGGAGGGGTCGGAGGCTGGCGCGGGCCAGCTTTCCCTGGAGCGAGCCGGACCCGGCGGTCTGTCCATGGAGGGCCCCGGAGCAGACCCCAGGCCCACCGCAAGGAGCGAGGCTGAGCGACTGACGTCGCCGCTCTCGGACGAAGAGACGGCTATCCGCCAGGTTGAGGACAAGTTGCTCGATGCGGCCGAGGCCGAGGCTCGGATGCTCGGAGCCGACGTTCTCAAGAGCGTTCCCACCGACGTTAGGGACAAGGTCGCAGACCTCTACAAGCAGCGGGTTGCCCAGAGGCGCTCAATCCAGGAACTTCAGCGCAAGGAGGCCCAGCGCTTGGTTGACGCTATCCCTGGGTTGGACGGACAGGTTGATTACGTCTCGGTGTTTACCCATCGTATGGGCTTACGGCAGGGGGAGCTTGGGGAGGTCGTCGTCAGGCTGAACGGTGAACACGTCGCCATCCCGACCCGAGATATCGAGGCTGCCGGGCTTGGCGGGGTTGGCGACAACTTGGTCACGTACTCAGAGCTTCAGACCAAGTCGATGTACGCCATCCGTGATGCCAACGACTCCATCGAATCCTTGCGATCCGCCTCCCTCAGCAGGGCCGACCTCCAGTTCCAGGGCAACACCAGCGGCGTTCGGGGTGTCCACGAGTCCATGGGCGACCTGTCACAGAAGACCATTGCGGCCTTCGCCTCCGCCGATATCAACACGTTGATCCACGAACTCGGCCACCTCATGCGCCGGGACATCCCCCTCACGGACCTCAACGTGCTCAGCAGCTGGGTCAACGCGAACCCGAAGGTCAAGCAGATGGGCACGGTCACCACCGTGGGTGGCAAGTGGGTGGGCCTGGACAAGAAGGGCAAGAAGAACGACGCCGTCCTTCAAGCAGCTGAAGAGATGTTCGCCGAAGGCTTCGTGCAGTACCTGAAGAAGGGCAAGGCTCCGGTCAAGGAGTTGGAGACGGCCTTCGCCAGGGCGAAGCAGTGGTTGCGGGACATCTTCACCGCGATCGTCTCGCTGCGGCTAGATGGCAAGCGTCGCAAGAGGCCGCTCAACATCAACGTCGAGCTTGGCCACGGCGCTATCGAGGCGATGGACAACCTGTTCATCCCGCTGGAGGGCAAGGCTGCGAAGGCTGCCGCTGCGAAGCGGGGCGGCAAGGCGAAGGCTCTGTCGGACTACCGTGCTGCTGAGGCTGCTCGGAAGGTTGAGATTGAGGCTCGTCCCGTCACAGAAGCGAAGGCGTTCAGCAAGATTGAGGACTTCAAGAACTCTCCGAACCGTGGGCGAGGTGAAGCGGCCAAGGTCAGGATCATGGCCAAGACCGGCTCCCAGGTGTTCGAGGAGATCATCGAGCGGCTCCCCGTGGTGGGTGACGAACTCAAGGAGGCGTTCGCCAAGGCCCTGCTGTTCGGTTCGAAGATCGACCTCCCCGAGGGTGGGACCTGGTTGGACACGATCCGAACCGCTGACATCGACACCTCCAGCGTGTCCGCCTTCAACAGCGGCGACTACGGCAAGGCTCTCAGAACCTCCTTGCTGGGCGGCAGGGCTGATAGGGTCGCGAAGATCGAAGGCTTCCTGAACGACCTCAGGAAGGCGGCTGTGGACCTAGAGGACGCCCTCAAGACCGGCTCCGACCTCCCGCCCCTGGAGGTGGCTCCGTCCATCGCTACGGCTGTTGGCGCGAAGTCCCAGGTCTCCACCATCTGGCGGCAGTTGGCCGAGGAGCAGCTGCCCTGGCTGGACCAGGTCCTCAAGGACAACCAGGCTTCGGTCAAGCAGACGATGGACCGGGCGAACCTGGAGGCCAAGGCTATGGCTGCGGCCACGGCTGACCAGGAGGTTGCCGAGCTTCTGGCCCGAGCCGTCGCCAACCAGGACTACGGCGAGGTCCAGAAGCTGGTTGCCCAGAGCATGGAGGCTGGCCGCAAGGGCGTGAAGCGCAACCGCAGCAAGTTCGCCCACGAGAAGAAGCCCGTGGAGGGAGACCTCAAGCAGCTGGACGACATGCTCAAGTCGCCCGAGGCGATCAAGGACCTTGAGGTCACGATGGACTGGCTGGGCTGGAACACGGACAGCCCCCAGAAGATGTGGGACGCCCTGCGACACGGCAAGGAGTTCTCGGCCTCCCACAAGGCCCGCATGAAGGAGTACCGAACGCGGGTGCTGAAGTCGTGGAGGGACCACGAGACCGCCCGCCAGTTCAAGACCCTGACCAAGCGCGAGCAGGAGATGGTCAAGCGTGTCCTGAAGAACCCGGCCATGTACCGCATCCCGGACGGGCTGAGCCCGGAGGTTGCGAAGAAGGCTGCCGCCCGTGGCATGAAGCGAACGGTCGGCGAAGACCTGGACCCGAAGGCTCTGGAGATCGCAGAGGTCCTGGACGAGTTCTTTGAGGGCTACCTCCAGAAGCTGCGTCACGAGCACGGCGGGCTGGCCAACTTCGACAAGGATGAGTTCCTCACCCGGGTCGATGTCGCCGCCTACGTCCCCCACATCCTCACCTCGATGGCCCGAGACAAGGTGCAGAGGCTCAAGAACGCCGGGACCCTCCCCAAGAACTTTGACCCCATGTTCCTGGAGCGTCGCGGCATCAAGGGGACGATCGAGGCTATTAACGACCAGATGCGCCGCAGCCTGGCTACCTCAGCGCTCCGGTCCAAGGTCAAGGCTGGGAAGCTGGACGCCGCTGCGTTCGGGTTGGACGGACCAGCCATGCGGCACGCTGCTGAGAACAACACGCTGTCCGAGCTTCTGACCCCCGAGGTCTACGACCAACTGGTCAACGAGATGATTGAGACCTTGGACGTGGGCCAGGGGTTCGACTTCTTCGAGGTCGAGCCGATGCTCCTGATGGAGCACTACGCCACCCAGGTGGACCGCTCCCTGTCTGACGCCTCCTACCTCCGGGACATGATGGAGATGTTCCCGATGGGGCGGAAGTTCTCCGAGATGGACCAGGCGAACGCTGCGACGGGCAGGCCGGGCGAGTTGGTGGAGATGGCTGCGGAGGCTGCTGGCTACAGCAAGCTGTCGCACAACGACTACCTCGCCACGCTGGCCAACCTGAAGCTGCCGAAGCAGCTGCGTAAGTACGGCGAGTACATCCGGGGCCAGATTGTCCAGGGCAAGAGCCCGAACGAAATCATGCGGCTGCTGCACGAGCAGGGCGTGACGGTGGACCTGGAGTGGATTGCCTCCTTCCGGGCTCCGCCCGTGTACCTGCCCATCCCGGTGGTTGAGTACCTCCAGTGGATCAACCGTCCCGACAAGGGTGGCGCTGGGACGGAGTTTCTCGACGGCATCCTGTCCTGGGCCAAGGGCATGGCGACGGTGTCATCCCTCGCTCACATCTCGATGAACGTCTTCGGCAACATCCTGTCGGTCATGCAGCTGGCCACGCTGAAGGACCTGCGTCCGAAGAACCTGATGAAGGCGTTCACCATCTTCGCCAAGCGCCCGCCGGACCACCCCTCCTGGGGGCAGATGATCACGCTGGGCGACAAGACGATGTCCGCGAAGGACTGGCGTACCAGGCTCCAGTTCGGTGGCGCGCTGGACGTGCCTGGACAGAGCGCGTTCCGGGAGGAGATGCTTGGCAGAGCCCTCGTCAGCCCGGCCTCCGACGAGGCTGGCGTGGGCAAGCGGATGGTTGGAGCGGTCGGAGGAGCGGCAGTTGGAGCGGCCATCGGTGGCGCTGTGGGTGGCGTGCCAGGGGCTATGGCCGGCGGGTTCCTGGGGCAGTGGCCGGGCGCTGCCCTGGGTCAGGCAGTCACGGCAGGCACTGGTCTCAAGGGTGTCGGCGGCGTGGTTGGCGAGGACGTTGAGAAGCTCCTCACCGCCTTCGCGGAGATGAAGGGCAAGGACAGGGTCAAGCTCCCCTGGATGGACGAGAAGCGCTTCCGCAAGGGCGGCAAGGCTACGAAGCGGTTCGTCCAGTACGGCGGTGAGTACCTGTCTGGCGCTGGGGCTGGCGCTGTGATTGGCAGCACCCTGGGCCCGATGGGGACGGCGTTCGGTGCCATCGTCGGAGGTCTGACCTTCCCGTCGTACATGCGCCTGATGTCGGACATGAACACCTCGGCGGAGCAGATGAGTCGGGCGGCCCTGGCTGTCGCTCGACTGGATGCTGGCGACTCCTTTGATGAATCGATGCTTGCGGTCGATCGGGCTCTCCGCAACTACAGCTACATCGGCCCCATCGAGAAGACCTACCTCCGCCGCCTACTGTTCTTCAGCACCTGGGAACTGGGCAACATGCGGTTCCAGGTGGAGCAGCTGTTCAAGAACCCGTGGCAAGCCAAGCGCATCCAGACTTTCCTCAACGGGTTGTACAAGAAGGACTTCACGGAGGAGGAGCTTCAGTCTCTGCCGGAGTACTTGCGTTGGCAGGTCGTGCTGCGGACGGGCGCTTCAAAGGTCCTGACCTTGCGGGGTGTGCCTCAGACCTCCGCCCTGGAGTTCGCCACGAAGTGGAAGGATGTGCCGACGGGAGTGCTTCAGCGGCTGCGGCCCGACCTGCTCACCGCCCTGGAGTTCACCATCGGCCAGGAGTCCGTCTACTACGGCCGAGGCTGGGACGAACTCACGAACGTGCGCCAGCTGAAGATGGCTCCGCCCTTGCTGAAGTCGATTGCCGGAGTCCCCTCCATGGATGCCGACGATGAGATGGACCAGCCTCACGAGGTCTCGGTATGGAAGGACGGCAAGAGGGTGGGCACCAAGCTGGACTACAGGACCCACAGCCCACGCAACTTCTACATCATGCAGAAGCTGCCGGGCTGGCGCGTGCTGCGGGAGTACATGTCCTTGGTGACCGACTCGTTCCAGAGCCGCGCCCTGGATGCTGGCGACGCTGACGCTGGGGCCACCCCGGAAGAGAGGTTGCTGTACTTCGGCCTGGGGTTCCGTCCTCAGAACGTGGACTGGGAGACCCAGCAGATGTACATGCAGAAGCGGTTCATCGCCCGTCTCCTGGAGCAGGCTGAGTACTACAACAAGAACACCACCATGAACTTCACGAAGCTGGGCAAGGGCCTGGACGCTCCGGGCGAGTTGATCACCCCGGAACAGCAGGACGAGATTGACAGACTGGAGGAGTTGGGCTTGGAGTAGTGCTAGGGTCAGGCAACACACCTCATAGACTCACTCGGCCTGCACCGTAGGGCTGGGATAAGGAGCGAAGGACGGACATGACATACGCAATGACCCCCATCCTGTTCTCGTCGGACGACATCTCCTACTCGGAGATCCTGGTCTCCAACACAGAGAAGGTCTCGGCCGGCGAGGGGACGTTCCAGCGAGGAGCCTCCGACATCACAGGCAAGTGCGCCTACTTCGGCTTGCGTGTTCGCAAGACCAGCGGCGGGGCCAGCACTGACGTCTTCCGGGTCTACCGGGCTGGGACGTTGGCCGCGCCGACAAATCTGGCCCACGAGTTCTCCGCCACCTGGGCGGCGAACGGCGAAGAGGCTTACGACCAAATCCCCATCCCCGCTCCGCTGGACGGCGCAGCCATTGTCACGGCTGAGTCGGACACGGGTGCGACCCACGAGTACACCTTCACAGCTGACTTCCAGGTGACGGCATAATGGCTACGGCGACCCGGGCCTACCCCCTGTCGGCTGGCGGGGGTGGAGGCGGCCCGTCAGCCGTCACGCTCACACGCTCTGCGGCCAACGCCACCATGACTGTGGTGGGCGGGCTGATCGACGACGGCTTGCTTGCAGGCTTCACGGTCCACAACGAGGACCGGATGACATCCCTCATCGGCGACGGGGCGGAGGAGATCCTCCAAATCAACAAGGGCGGCAGCCACGCCCACTGTCCCGGGGCCACAGCCACGGCGCACGCGCTCTACGGCTTCTGCGCCGGCATCGAGGGCGTTGGAGACTTCAGCGTCAAGGTTCGCATGAAGGCTGACCCGGACGCTGGCTGGGGCGGCGGAGGCGTGGGGGCGTGGCGCTACCCGACCTCGGGACAGGACTACCGGCACATAATCTCGGGAGCGAACACCACAAACCACCACGCGCACAGCACGGTCGAGAACACGGTGTTCCTGAACGTCAACGGCTCAGCCGTCGATGAGACATCGTTCCTCTGGTACGAGGTCAAGCGCGTTGGGGAACTGATCTCCTGCGGCACCTCGGCTGACAACGAGACGTGGGACTACGCCCCGTTCGATGAGCAGGACCGAGACATTCTCGGCAACCAGGTCTTCATCGGCGTCATGGCCGGCAAGTACAACGGCGGTCCTGACACGATCGATATCGTGATGACCGACCTAATCCTCACCTACACGGCGCCGGGCTGATGATCCTCATCGTCAACGATGATCCCGCGCTCACCCAAGTCCTTGTGGGCATCCTGTCCGACGTAGACAGCCTCACCGTGGCAGACACCCATGACGAGGCCATGATGCTGGCCCAGGATGCTGGCACCATCCTGTACGACCTCGGACTACCCGACGTGGTGGACGACAAGATTGGGGCGCTGCGGCAACTGGTGGACACGTCCCCCCTGACCCCGGTGATCGTGATTACCGGCGAGGACCTGACCGACGCAGCCATTGCGGCTGGCGCAACCGACGTCATCCACAAACCCTTCACCAGAGAGGCCCTGCTGGAGAGGCTCAAGGTTTCGACATCAGCCAGCTACCGAACTGGGGTGGTCGGCCTCGCTGTGACGGGGCTTTTCAACCGGGCTGTGGGCACCTTCTGCGGTGACTTCGGGCCACTGGGGGATTCGGTTATCGACACCCTGCCCCTAGGGTAGGCGCCATGCCCTCAGACAGCCGACAGCCGCCCCCCGCAGGGGGATGGCGCAAACCCCAGGGGCTCCTCCCTCCGGCCGTTGCCTCCGAGATTCTCAGAGAGTTCGGCGACGGGCTGGCCCGTGTCGAGCGGCATCTTGTCGCTGCTCACGTAGAACCCCTTACCAAGGAGGTCCACAAGCTCGCGGACATCGTGATGAAGCTAAAGAGGATCGAGGACGAGCGGGCCATGGAGGCCAAGCTCCGGGCCAAGATTGAGGCGAGACCAAAGTGGATGACCTACGCAATCGAGAAGGCCATCACGCTCGGCGTCGGTGGTCTGCTGGTGTTGCTCGGACTCGGTTTGAAAGCGTGGCTGGGGTAGGGCGGTTCATGAATCGCAAGCAGGGCACGGCCTTCGCTATCCTGCTCGTGACCGAGGCCCTCATCCCCATAGAGAGGTTGGGGCGATGACCCTCCTTGAGATAGAGGCTAGGTGCTCCCTCGTTCTCGCCGGTATGCTCTGGGTGCTGGGCCTTTGCAAGCTCAGCTTCGCCCTTGCCAGCCACGCTGATGACCTTGGGAGGTTGCTCTGATGTTCGACCAGCTGGACCACCTTGAACTCCTCAAGGAAGCCAACGCCAACCGGGACAACCCGGACTGGCCCTCGGCCGACTACGACGGGGACGGAGAGAGGGACCTCGCCTACCTAGGCCCGGTGTCCAGGGATGCCTTGTTCGGACCGCTTGAGTGGGTGCCGGTGGAGGGCTCCAGTAGTTCCATCGAAATCACCAACGGCTGGCGCAAGAGCCTGGTGACTGTAGTGGTGCCGCAACTGGTTGGCCTGGACTGCTACGGCAACGAGTTCAGCGGCAAGGTCCGCATCCACAAGCTGGTGGCCGACCAGTTGCTCGGCTTCTTTGACGAGGTGGAGAAGGCCGGACTCAAGAGCCTGCTCAAAAGCTGGGGCGGCAGCTTCGTTCCTCGCCGCATCCGAGACAGAGACAGCTTGAGCAACCACGCTTACGGCGTTGCGTTCGACCTCAACATGAAGTGGAACGGGTTGGGCAAGGTGCCGGCCCTGGCGGGGGAGGCCGGGACGGTGCGCCCTCTGGTTCCCATCGCCTCGCGGTGGGGGTTGTACTGGGGCGGGCACTACAACAGTCGTAGCGATGGAATGCACTTCGAATTCGTAGAGGTAGTCTAGTGCCCGAAGACGCCACCGAGCCGGGGCTCCTTCGCGCGCAGGTCCGTCGCCTTGTGGATGAGTTGCGCGGCATCCGTCGTAAGATCCACGGCACCCTCACTGTAGAGACGCAGGACAAGCTCCCAGCCGCCGCGCTTCAGGTCTGGAAGTTCGGCCACAACGCGGCGGTGGGCACCTCCTACGAGACGATTTGGATCGTCGGCGGGCCCTACCCCTGGGGGTCGTGGAAGGCGTGGGATGACGCAACCGGCTCGGTCGTGACGCTCAAGTCTACCGACGCTGCGGACACCTCCGTCGAGGTCGCGTGGGAGGGGCTCGGCGCCGACGGTGAGCTTGTCTCGGGAACGACGACGACGGACGCTGTGGACGGGACCACGGGCGTAGCGGTCGCCACCAACCTCAACCGACTACATCGCGCGTATCGAGTCACCGCCGGCACATCGACAGGCTCGCTCCAGCTCACAGTGGGTGGCACCGTCATCGCGCAGATTGAAACCGACCTCGCGGCGACCCAGTTGGGTCTGTACACCGTCCCGGCCGGGTACACCGCCTACCTCCAGAGTCTGGACATCGCCGTGGACGACAACAGCGACGGACTCATCCAGTTGATGACTCGACCTGACGGGGACGCTTTCTACTCGCGCAGCGGGGGGCTTATGGTCAGCGGGGCGACGAGGATCAGCTACGCCAGCAGCGGATGGTCCTCGGGTCTTCCCTTTGTGGAAGGTACGGACATCGACGTGCGCGGGGTAAAGGTGTCCGGTGGCGGATCGCCCTTGATGTCGGTCAACTTCCACCTCGCCCTGGAGCCGTCCTGATGCCCATCTACACCATGAACTGCGTGCGCGACACGCACACCTTCACCGTGCCCATGTCCGTCCCCCTCTTCCGCGCCCGCCGCGACGAGGCGAAGGAGAACAAGGGTCTCTTCAAGCACATCCAATGCCCGCGATGCAAGCGCAAAGGGACGTGCGTCCACGACGCCATTGGGGACATGCGGACGCAGGCGACGCACGACGGAAACTACACGTTCTACGACAACGCTCCGGACGCCATCCTGCGAGGCGAGCGCGAGCGCACGGTCTCCAACACCGAGGCCAAGGCGCTGATGAAGGAGTTCGGACTCGCGGACGCGGGCAAGGAGGGCAAGCGCGAGTTCCCCCCGGAGGGCTCGGAGCGCGAGGCGATCAAGCAGCGGTGGGCCACAGAGACCGTGGAGCGGGAGGAGCGCGAGCGCCTCGAGCGCGTGCGCCTGGCCGCCGAGAAGCTCCTCGCACCGGAGCCCACTGATACACACGAATGTGAGTTGGTGGTTGACAGTGAGGAGCCTCCTGTTGATACGATTGCTGCGTTGTCGTGGAAGAAGCTCCGACGGAAGGCGCGAAGCCTGAAGGTGGAGAATTGGATGCGACTCAAGCGTCCTGGCTTGGAGGCAGCGGTCAGGACAAAGCTTGCAGAGCAAGTTGCCAAGTAGCGAGCAGAGATGACGGACGAGGGAATCGCCATCGGCACCGAGGCACCGACGACAGAGGGGGGCGAAGCCGCTCTCGATCTGCCCGTTGAGGCCGCGACCGATGGGACGGCTCCGGAGTTGGCATCGGCGCTCGCCGACGACCAGTCAGAATCCTTCTGGAGCGGTGATGTCACCGACCTCGAGGGCGACGACCTGGCCCGGTACAAGAGCTTCCAAAGCGACTACACGAAGAAGACGATGTCCTTGGCCGAGCAGCGCAAGTCGCTCGAGTCCGAGGGTTCGGCGATGCGTGATGAGCTGAAGAAGCAACAAGCCGACCTTCAGCAGTTGGCGGTTCAGTTGCAAGCGCGACTGGCGGCTGACGGGACTGGCGATCGTGGCGGGCAGCCTGAGAGGGTTGACGCGATGGTAGATCTCCGCAAGGAGTTCGACAGCCGAGTCCAGCGAGGTGAGGGCTTCGATGCGATGGTGGACCTCGTCAACACCCTTTCGGGTCAGACGAGCGACGCTCTCATGTCGGAGCGCGAGAAGACGTTGCAGGCAAGGATCGACGAGTTGGAGGGACGCTTCTCCACGGTCGAAACCGGTCTCGCGCCCCAGCGACAGCGGGATGCGATCAACCGAGCCTTTGACGACCTTCGCGCCAATCAGTACCGAGGCGAGTTCGATTCCCCCAAGGTGCGGCAAGAGATCATCAAACAGTTGGATGCCCCTGACGAGATCGTCAGCGACCTCCTTGAGGCCGGGAACGTCAAAGCGGCGATCTCTCTCCTCGGGGAACGTGCCATCCGCCAGGTCCGAGAGGGCCAGGTGGTGGAACGAGCCAGACGCCGAACCGAGGCATCCTCACCCGACAGCCCTGCTGCGGGCCAATCCACCGACGCACCGAGGCGCAAGTCTGACTACGCTTCGACGGTTGACTGGCTCCGCGACAAGTTCTCCCAGCCCGAGTACCGGGACCTGGGCGAGCGGCTGAAGGGATGATGATCGCCTCCTGACTCAACCAGGAGAAGACCGTGTCCGCACCCTACTCAACCACCCTCTCGGACTACACCAAGGCTTTCACGCTGGCGTGGCAGGACTCTTGGGGCGACCTCACTTGGCTGATCCTCGATCAGTCCCCGCTGCTGCACTACTGGTACAGCACCGGCGCCATCCACATGTCGGCCGCTCGCGCTGCGGAGCTCCCCTTCGCGCACGACGAGTCGCCCAACGTCCAGACCTACTCGGGTACCGAGGTGCTCAACAGCGCCGACTCCGAGTTCGTCAAGCCGTTCATCTACGACCAGTGGGGCCAGGTGTCCTGCCAGTCGGTCGTTCCCACCGACAAGGTGGACCTGAACGCCGATGCGACGACGCAGATCGCGAACATGCTGGATGTTGAAGTCCAGCAGTGCGCCATCACGATGCGGAACTTCATCGAGACGCAGCTCCACTCGGCGCGTGTCGCGAGCACCGACATCGACGGCATCCGTGGTGCGCTCGAGTTCGCCACGCCGGCGGCTCAGGCTGCGACGGCGACGAGCGTCGGCAACGTCGCGAAGAACGCCGACTACCACTTCAACCAGTACGGGCAGATCCCCGGCGGCTTCATGGCTAACGGCATCCCTGCCTGGACGACGCTGTACCGACAGTGCTCGCGCTGGGGCAGCCGTCCCGACTTCATGCCCGTGGACGAGGACGTCTACGACGGGTACGAGGAGTGGTGCGGTCCCGAGCGGGCCCTCATCGACGAGGCGATGGGCAGCGCCGGCTTCGACAACCTGCGCTTCAAGGGCGCTCGGGTCGTGCCGGACTACAACATCACCGCCAACTCGGGCGAGGGCTTCATGCTCAACCTCGCCAAGAAGGCTCCGTCGAGCGAGTCGGGACACGGGTTCAAGCCCGAGTTCCTCGACCCGGTCAAGGGCAAGTCGGTCGGTCGCACGAGCACCGGCAAGACGAACCTCTGGATCAACAAGAACGCCCACTTCTACATGGACGAGTGGCGCATGCCGCCGGACCAGTGGGCCCTCATGTCCAAGTGCAAGTTCCACGCGATCATCGCCTGGACCGACCTTCGGGAGCACGGAACCTTCGACTTCGCCGCTGGCAACTACGTCGCCTAGTAGGCGAGAACTGGAGACAAGAACATGAGTATCGGAGTTGGAAACCCTCGCACGATGCAGGTTCGGAACCAGGTCGTGGGCGCTTCGGCGAACCTCGACGTGGCTCTGGGCGACGTCGTTGCCTTCGACGCCACGATGGACTCTCACCGCGTTCCCGACGTGGACGATGTGCAGAACCTCACCGCCGACACCTCCTGGGAGATCGGCGTCGTCACGGCGGCGCAGGGCATCCCCTTCGGTGGCTACGGTCCCGTCGCGACTGGTGGGATCATCCCCGCTGTTGTGGCACAGGACAGCTCGGACGCTGTCGCGGTGGGCGATCTGCTCGCTGTGGACACGACCACGGACGTGCTGCGCTTCATCAAGGCGACGCTCGCCACGGACGGCGTGGTCGATGTGACCGACCTCACGGAGACGGCGCACTACATGTTGGACATCCGAGCTCGGGCGATGGAGGCCGGGACCACTGGTTCCGGTGAGGAGACGCTCGACGTGAAGATCATCAACAACCCCGTCAACTTCGGTTGATGACCAACCGGCACCCCCTCGGAATCTTCCGGGGGGACGCCGGGGCCGGTCCTCGCAAGAGCCCCTGCCCCAAGGAGAAGTAGAAGATGGCCAGCACCTCCCCCCAGGCGGGACTCCGCCACAAGAGCATCTGGGACGCACAGCGTCACGGTCAGCAGGTTCGCGGCACGGGGCTCGTCCCGATGGCGTCCGTGAGCTTCACCGGTCCCGACACCACGTCCGACGACGCGGACGAGTACCTGTTCGCAGCCAGCACCTTCGCCCTCTGCGGCGAGTGGCAGCCGGTCCTGTGTCAGGTCGTGTGCAGCGACACCTTCGCCACCGACGTGGCCGGCGCCGTCATCGACGTGCGGAACATCGGCACGGACGGTACGGGCACCACGAACCTGTCGGCCTCCGGGTTCAGCAACGTGTCCAGTGCCATCACGGCGGACACGGTGTTCAACGTGCCCATCGAAGGTCCCGGCAACGCGACGCCCACCGCCGTGTTCGTGGACGAGAACGAGGTGCTGGTGTTGCACTTCGAGCAGACGGGCGCCGGCGTGGACTACAGCGGCGCCATCTTCCACGTCACGCTCTACGGCATCCAGTCTCCCCCGTCCCGGTCTGCCTTCCAGCAGTAGCCCAACCTGAGAGGAGGGCCCTATGGACCTCGCAACGCTCAGGGCTCGCCTCGGTAGGCGCGTGGGTTTCGACGGCAACACAGCTCGGCTCGA